CCCGCCTCTCCAGCGCCCAATCCACAATGTCCTGCACGTCTTCGGAGAGCGGCGTATCGGGCGGCAGCTTGTCGGCCAGGTGGGCGATGGCCCTGCAAAGTTGCTCCTGGCTAGGCATCGGCCCGGGTCGCCAGGTGGTCACAGCGCTGCCCGACGCCGGGTTCGTTCGGTAGGACAGAAGCGTCCAGCCCGCAGCGAGGTTGGTCGTCATCATCGAATCAACGGCCTCGGCGTGGGCCATACAGGTGCACGGTCCACTGTTCAGTGAGTCAGCCATCCCTGTGTCCCTTTCTCGGGGGGTGCGTCTTCGAGGAGGCGCTTGCCTGCTCGTCGTTGCTTGCGGCGGGTGAGGAACTTGGCGTACGGCGACTCGGTGGAGTACCAGCCCCGGTACCGGCGGCGCCGGGTGGTGCGGGCCATCACACGCCTGCTTTCTGGTCCCAGAGCATCCGCATCCGGAACGGGTTCACGTCGTCGCTGACCTCCTGCAGCAGGCGGGCCAGCTCGCCCCCCGCCCCAGCCGGACACTCGAAGACCAGCGAGTCGTGCACGGCCAGGACGGGGACCGCCCCTAGCTCAGCGGCGGGCTTCTCGATGGCGAGCAGCGCGTCGTTGACGAACATCGCCACGCCGCCCTGCACCGCCGAGTTGAACGCCTGGTACGACGGGACGGGCCAGGCCATGCTGTCCGACACGAAGTGTCGGTACCGTCCGGGCCAGCCCAGGGGCAGGCGCCCCGTCAGCTCGGCGTACATGGTGCAGTTGCGGATCGCCTCGTGCAGCTTCGGCCAGGCCGCCCGGTGGGCGTCGATGGCGTCCTTCGCCTGGCGGTAGTGCTCGGGCCGCTGCTTCTCCTTGCGGCCCTTGGCGATGTACGTGGCGAACTTCTTCGGGCCGATGCCGTAGGGGATGCCGTAGTTCAGGTTCTTCGCCAGGGTGTAGAAGGGCTCGTCCTCCCGCCCGAAGACGGAGCGGGCCGTCTCCTTGTGGAACGACCGTCCCTCCTCGGTCAGCGCCGCCATCATGTCCTCGTCGCTGGCGAGGCTGGCGCCGACGAACAGCTCGGCGGACTTGAGGTCGAAGCCGATCAGCTCGTAGCCCGGCGCCGCCACGAACAGCTTCTTGGCGTCGGGGTTGGTGCTCTCTTTCGGAATCTGCTGCAGGTTCGGCTCGCGGCTGGACCACCGCCCGGTGACGGTGCCGATCACGTTGAACGAGGTGTGCACCCGACCGAGCGCGTCGACGTGCTCGGACAGGCCCTCGTAGAACTGGGCCGCCTTGACCAGGCGCCGGTACTCCAGGATGCGGTCGAGGCCCGGGTGCTCCCCGGCCATGCTCTCCAGGACCGCAGCCGCCGTCGAGGGCGCCCCGCCGTCCGTGCGCTCGGTGACGGGCAGGCCCCAGGTGTCGTAGATCAGCTCGGCGAGCTGCGGGCCGCTGGCGATGTTCACCTCGAACTCGTCGGCGATGCGCTTCGCTGCGAACGTGGCGTCGTGCCAGAGGTCGTGGCACTTGTCGCCGTCGATGCCCACGCCCCGGCGGGTCATGCGGTACGCCGCCGCCTGCACGTCGTGCTGACGCTGGACGGCCGGCTCGATGTTGGCGTACTCGGGGCGGGCGAGCAGGTGGTGGTACACCCGCTCCGTCAGCTCGGCGTCCTTGGCGGCGTAGTCGGCGATGTCCTCGGCGGTGAACGTGTCCCACCGCTTGCCCGGAACGAAGTCCGTCTTCGCCAGGTCCCGCGCCTCGGCCACGCTGTAGCCCAGCTCCCGGAACCGCTTGTACGCAGCGGCCTGCGTCTCGGGCTTCATCAGCGCCTTGACGTGGCGCTGCTCGGCCGCCTCGTCTTCACCGAAGAAGCGGGCGCCGAGCTTCTTCAGCGCCTTCGGGGCGTTCTCGTCTTCGAGCCACGAGATGACCTGCACGTCCCGGTACCGGCCCATCGGCGGGGCGAAGCCGATGCCCGCCTCCAGGGCGCGGAAGTCGAACGGCGCATTGGCGTACACCGGCATGGCCTCGCTCGTCTGCAGCGCCGCCAGCAGGGGAGTGGTGGTCGGCACGTTCCACGAGTCGGGGTGCGTGACCGACACGTAGTAGCTCTCGCCCTCGAACCCGATGCACACGCCCCGCAGGGTGTCCTTGGTCCAGAGAGCGACGCCGGTCGTCTCCGTGTCGAGCGCCAGTGTCTGGTCGGCTCGGAGCCCCGCAATGGCGAAGCACAGGCGGGCGTAGTCGTCGGAGTTCGTGATGAGCATGTGCCTCCTCAGGCGTGAAAGTGGGAGCGGGCGCCGCACGTCCGTACGGCGCACCGCCCCCGTCGCAACCCCGGCGATGTGGCCGCTCCCCAATGGCGTGCGGCAGGGGGCGTTCCTTGTTCAGGGATCGCTCCGGGGTGTTCGCTGCTACAGCGGGCGGGCCGCTGTGACCTTCATGTAGGCGCCGTCCTTGGCGACGGTGATGCGGCACTTGCGGCCGATCGCCTGCGACAGACGGAACGCCTTGGGCAAGCCGAGCGCTTGAGCCGCCTGCCCCGTTTCCTTGCGGCGCCGGACCGTGGTCCACGCCAGGTCGAACTCACCGACTCGGAGGGTCCAGCGGACGCAGGGGTTCCCGGCGGCGGACTCGACGGCCTCGGCCTGGACGCAGGTCGCGACGTGCTCGCCAGGGGGGAGCTGCGGCGGCTGCACCTGCGTCCAGACGGGCTCGCTCATTACTCGGCGATGAAGACGACGAAGGTGGAGCTGGTCATCTTGCGGCCGTTCTTCTCGAAGTCCTCGTCGGGGAGCCGCTCGATCTTGATGAGCTGGCCCTCCTTGACGGGGCTCATGTTCCACTTCATGTTCCCCTTCGAGACGAGGAACTTCTTGCTGCCGTCAAGGGCGGTCAGCTCGTAAGCCTCGACCATCTTGCCGGGGGTGAACTTGGACTCGAACTCGACGCGCTTGTTCAGCGTGCCGATGAACTGGTCGCCGACGTTGAGCTCCAGCTTCTCGCTGCTCTCGTCGTCACGGCCGGCGTTGGGATCGACCTGCTTGAAGGCGCGACCGGCAAGGACATCGTTCAGGTTGGACAAGGTGTTTCTCCGTTTCGTTTGTGTTTCGGTTGTTAGAACTCGTCGTCCTCGGGGAGGACCGTCACGTCGAGGCCGAAGCAGGGCGCCGCATGTGCGCACCACGAGCAGCTCGACCCGACGTTGCGGAGCGGCACGCGGGGCGTGCAGGCGCTCTGGCCGCGGAGCTGCTTGCGGACCTCGACGGCGCTCATCGCCTCGGCGACCTTGCGCACCAGGTGGGCGTTGTCCCAGCGCTTCCAGTCCCGGGCGAAGGACTCGCTGAGGTTCAGCTCCTTGCGCACCGGGCGGTAGCTGCGGATCACGTCGATCATGGCGCCGACCACCGGGACGCCCATCTGGCGGAGGGCCCAGACGTACAGCGGCGTCTGCAGCGTTTCCCGCAGGTGCTCCAGGTTGCTGAGCGTCTGCGTCGTCTTCAGCTCCGCCACCCACAGCTCGCGCTTGTGGATCAGGAGCCCATCTGCCCAGCCGAAGAAGTACGGCCCGGCGGGGAGCTTCGCTGCGACCGGGACTTCCACGTCGATCATGCGGGTGGAGTCGTCCCGGTAGTACTCGGCGTAGCGGCGCATCAGCCACATCGCCGTCTCGTTCTCCGAGGTCACGTCCTGGCCGGTGTGCCAGGCGCCCCACAGCGCGTGCACGTCCGTGCCGAGCTGCATCGCCTTGCTGGCGCCCTGCTCCTCCCGTTCGGTGTCGTAGCTGTAGACCCACGCCTGCTCGCAGCGGGCGAGCGTCCCGATCTCGGAGAAGCTGATCGCATCGGCGCCGAGGAAGGCGCGGGGCTCACTGGGCAGAATCGGCATTCGGTACGTCCTTCCTCGCTCGGTACTCGCGCTGGCGCTCTCGCCACGCCTTCTTGCAGTCGGGGCAGGGCGTCTCGCCCGCCCGCCGATGGCGCATGTAACCGGCGCTAGTCCCGTCGCATCTCCTCATTCGCCCAGTGTAACAGACTGAGCGGACTGAGCGGACTGAGAAGTGCGCAAAAGTACATGCTCGACGAACACGCGAAGCGGCATCACTACGTACGCCTCGCCCGGGTCGCCCTTGCCGACGCGCTTGGCGACGACCGCCACCGGCCTCCCGGCGTTGAGCGCCTCGGCGTCCGCCTCAGCGACCCACTCGGACAGCGCCAGGGTGCGGACGTTCTTGCACTCCAGGTTCCAACCGGCGCCGCTGTCCACGTCGCCGCGGTCCTTGTTGCCGTACAGCGGCAGGCGGAAGGCGCCGAGGTTCCGGCCGGACAGGTAGTTCACGACGGCCGTCTCGAACGACGTGCCCTTCTGCTTACTCCGGTTCGCCATCGTCCACCGCCAGGGAGATACGGAGGTCGAGCAGGAAGTCCCGCACCCGGTCGGCGTCGATGAGCGACTGGTTCTTCGTGTCGATCAGGAAGGCGTCGATGAGGTCGAGCGTGGCGCTAGCCACGAGGCACCGCCCGGCAGTTGGCGAGGTTCACGTTCGTCGTCCAGACACGGCGAAACGTGCCGCACACAGTGCCACCCTCCTTCAGGTGGCGCATCTCGGCACCGTCAGCGGGGAGGCGGTCGAGCGTCGTCGTCGTGCCGCAGGTCTTGCACACATAGTCATATTCGACGGGCATCAGTCGTCCTTTTGCATCAAATTGCGGATGTACACCGAGGCGTATATGAGCGATCCAACGATGAAGCCGTGCGCATTTGCGAGAACGGCGTAGCTGATCCAGAACACCTGGTTCACCAGGCCGATGATCCAGGCGAGGCGGCGGGTCTGGGCACGACCGGCGAGGTACATGACCGCTGCGCCCGCCACGGTGGTCGCCCACGGCAGCGCCGTGCGCCAGCTCACTTCTCCTCAATTGCAGCGAGGATTTCCTTCTCCATGATCACGGCCATGTCGGCGGCGAACTCGGCGGCCCGCAGTGCCACGGCCTTCTGAATGCGCTCGGGGCTCATGCGCTTGTCCACCACGACAGTGAACGGGTAGGTCCGGCGGTGCAGCGGGGTGATCGGCTCACCGCCAGCGAGCACGGACAGGCGGAACGTGTACGTCACGGCCTTGAGCCGGCCGCGGTGCGGCCACTTGAACAGTCCCAGCAGACTCACAGCAGCTCCTCCAGAAGTAGGGCGACACGCACCCGGTACTTGTCCGCGTCGCCGTCGTTGAACAGGTGGGCGTCGAAGTCCCAGTCGTCGAGCGCGGTCTCGGAGACGTGGGCGTTCACCGCTTTGACACCGGGGCGGTGGACCCGGACGACGAAGCCGCCCCGGGCCTTGATCGCCTGCGCCTCGTTGGGGAAGCGCACGTCGGTGATCACGTAGCGCTTGCCCGGCTCGATCCGCCGCATCGTGGCGTTGACCCAGAAGTCCGGGTCGATGTCACGGATGGCGACGCCGAAGCGCTGCAGGAAGGCCCGCACCTCGGGCGTCCGCTTGGCGGCCTCCCAGCCGTTCGGTCCGACGATGTCGCTGAGCCGGTGCCGGTAGCCGTCGATGTACGGGTTGACGGCCAGTGCCGCCGCCCGGAGCGGGTCGGCGAAGGCGAGGCGGGTGAAGCTGTAGTCCGCCAGGTGGGTGGCGGCGGTGTCCTTGCCAGTCTGGGCATATCCGCTCAGTCCGATGAGGGGTACAATGGACGAAGCACCGTTGAGCACAGCTCCGGTGCGGTCCTGCGCAGCGCCCCGGGTGTCCTCCTCCGCCCGGGGCGCTGCTGCGTTCCGGGCTCGGTGAAGCCAGCTCACTTGGCACCCCGGATCAACTGAGCCATCGCCAGCGAGGCGATGCCGCCGAGCACGAGCCAGCCGCCCAGGATGACGAGGACGGTCGAGCCGGTGCCGGTGCGGGGGAGCTCAGTCCTCGGAATAGGTACCGTCGTAGGGGCTGGGGTCGTCGTCCCACTGGGCGAGCCAAGCGTCTCCGTACCAGTCGTCGTAGGCGTAGTCGTCGTAGTCGTCGCCAGCGTGTCCGCTGCCGGCTCCGGCGTCGTCGTCGTAGTCGTCGGCTCCTCCGGCGTCACCGGCGGGAGCGGGGGTGTGGTCGTCGTGGTCGTTGATGGTGTCTCCTCCTTGGGGCAGTCGGCCTCGGGGTTGTCGAAGCGCTCGCCGTAGCCCGGCCCATCGCCGGAGTGGTTGTCGCCGCTCTTGACCCAGACCGTCACGATGCCGTCCGGGTCCTCGAAGAAGTTCCCGGCGGGGGACTCGATCTTCTCCTCGTTGCCGAGGCAGTCGCGGATGACGACGTTGGACAGGTCCTTCGTTGACTGCACCGACGCCACGGTCGGGCCGAACAGCACGGCGATGTCGGCGGCGGGAGCGGCGTGCGCCGCCGGGGACAGGACTACGACAGACAGAGCGGACAGGGCGGACGCAGCGAAGACGCGGTTCACTCGGCCACCACGTCGTTCAGGTCGGCGGGCACCAGCGGCACCAGCTCGACGCCGTCGATGGAGGCCAGCTCGGCGAGGTGCGCACGCACCAGGTCGAGGTCGGCGTCGTCCGTGTAGTACAGGGCGAACAGGGTTCCGTGCATCAGTTGCTCCTCTTGCGCCGGGGCGCCTTGGGCCAGACCACAGCGGTCGGCCGAACGTGTCGGTACTGCGAATGCGGGCCGCCGAACAGACAGACGTGCTCGCCGTGTGGGGAGTCGGACGCCGCCTCGTACCGCACGACGAACTCGCCCCGCTCTCCTCGGATACGGACCTTGGTCCCGGCTCGGCTGGTGTCGTGCCAGTCAGGCGGGCCAGTCGGTTCTTCTACTCTACGCCTCGGCATCGGACAGAGCGGCGTCCACAACTGCACGAATGGCGCGAAGGCGCATGGCGGGGGAGACGCGGTACCGGCCGCCCCAGCGCTGGATGGACTCCAGGGCCAGTCGGTACGTCTCTTCGGCGTCGTCCCGGATCGGTTCGTCAGACATCGTTCATCAGCTCCTCAATCTCAAGTTCGGCCAGGCGGTAGCGCTCGGCCGGGGTGGCGTTCTCGTGCCAGTCGACGTGCCGGTGGCAGCGCCACCAGTCCGTCTCGGCGACGGCGGTGGCTCGGCACCGGGTACCGGCCTGGGTCAGGGCGCCGCAGCGCAGGTCGTTGCTCATGCGAAGGTCCGCTCGGCCTGGCGGATCAGATTCTCCAGCGCCTGGCGCACGTAGCGCAGGTCGTCCGGCCGGCCCTTCGAGCCGAGGTCAGCGATGGCGTCCGAGATGTTGGACACGGCGCGGTCGAGGCGCTTCTCGAAGCGCTCGTACTGGTCCTCGTCGTTGATCGGCTTGTCACCAGCGTGCGAGCCCGGAGCGTTGTCCTGGCGGCGCTTCAGCTCGTTATAGGCGTCGTTGATGGAGCGGGTGCCCTGCTTGATCTGCTCGTACAGGTCTTCGGCGTTAAGGCTGATCGACTTGGCACGAGCCACGGCCTGCTGTCCGACGCCGAACTTCTCGGCGACCAGCTCGTCGGACCGACCGTGTGAATTCACACTATCGGACTGAGCGGACTGGTTCTGCCGCAGATTGGCGAGGCGGCGAGCCTCGGCCAGCTCCTCGTAGTAGGGGAGAGCGGCGACCGCCAGGGCGGCTCGCTGCCCAGTGGTGAGGTGGCGGCGGGCCAGGTTCAGCGAGACGATGTAGCCAATCGGGTCATCGCCGGTGTACTCCTCGACCGGGACGACCGTGAGGTTCGTCTTGGCGAGGGCACGCAGCCGGTTGCGGCCGTCGAGAATCTCGTTCTGGTACAGGACGACGGGGTGGTGCAGGCCGTTGGCCTCGATGTCCTGCGCCAGCTCCAGCGTCTCCTCGTCGGAGATGTACGGGAACTCGTCGGCGAAGGGGTGAACGGACAGAGCTTGCAGCGTGGCAAGCGGCATCAGATTAGACACAGGCAGCTCCTCGGTTAGCGGCGGACTTGCGGTACTCGGCGAGCATCCCGTCGCGGCCGTGCAGCTCTTCGACGGTGCGCTCGGCCAGGCCGGCGGCGATGCCTTCATACTTGGCGGCGTCCGCCAGGGCGTCTCGGCCCTTGGGTGTATCCTCGCCGTACTTGCTGGCGATGTACCGCAGGTTGCGAGCCTTGCTGCGCATCCGGGCCGCCATCTCGGCGTAGGTGGGGGACAGGTTCGGGGTCTTGTCTGACATAGGGCGCCTCCTCAGGCACTAGTCTGGCGGTCTGTCCGACCGACTGAACCGACTCTAACACACTGAGAGTGGCGGCGCGACCGCTCCAAACCGGGACGAAACCGGTCAGACTGGGGCAACCCTCACAAGATTTTCCAGAAATTTCCCTGGCGCCGCTCCTGGCAGCGAACACCAGTTCAAGAAGGTGCAGGTAGCTGCCGATATCTGCAGTGAGAGAGGAGAGGCGCCCCCAGCGGGTGCCACAGAGTGAAGGATGGGGGTTGCGATGCCGGAACGTTTGAGAGAGCAGATGTCCGGACACTGCGTCAAGTGCGTGGCCTGGTTCGTGCACGGAGAGTGGTGGGCCGTCATGTACGACGACGAGAACCACGAGGAGGTGGTAGCGCCGGATCGGCAGCCGATCCTGTCGCCGCCGTGCCCGAACTAGACGCCGTTGGGCTCGCGGCTCCGCCGGTCGGCATCGATGTGCCGGGCCAGCCCGAGCGCGTTCAGGAGCGTGGGCATGTTCTTCTCCAGCTCGGCCGTCGAGTCGTCGCTGTGACCGGTCAGGACGTGCCCCAGGCCGTCAATGAAAGCTGTGATTGTCACACCGTGGGAAACGCAGAACGCCCGGAGCGACTCGGCTCCGGGCGCGCAGATTGTTGCGTGGATTACCTTCTTGCGGCTGTCGTCGTGACCGTTCACGACACTGCTCTTCCGCTCGGCGCATATGTTTACACAACAATAACGCCTGGGTACTCGCGTGTCTTGTGTCTACCCCCGGAGCGAGGGGAGCTGGCGCATGAGCTTCGCCAGCTCCTGCTGCTCGCGCTTCGAGATCAGCTCCTTGATGGGGGTGCCGGGGTTGTTCTGGACCTTGTCCATCTGGGTGGTGAGCACCTTGTTGTTGTGCTCCAGGGTCTTGACCACGGCTTTCAGCTCGGCCATCTCCCGGCGCAGGGCCGCCAGCTCGTCCCGGGCGGCGGCCAGCTCGACCTCGGCACGCTGGGCGCGAGCCTCGGCGTCCTTGGCGCCGGCGCTCTGCTCCTGGGCCTGAGTGGCGACGAGCGCCTTCTTCAGGAGCACGCCCGCCAGGAGGTCGAGGTCGACGGCGCCGTTCAGGACCGCCTCCACCTCGGCGGCCGGTGACGGCTCGGGCAGCCGGTTGATCTCGGTGAGCCACTCGGTCCGCTCGGCGGCTGAGGAGTTGAGCAGGCGCTCGGCGGTCGCCCGGCCCTCTCGGGTCAGTGCGATACGGTAGGTACGGCGCCCGTTCATGTCACGCTGGATCAGTCCGGCCTCTTCGATCTGCGACAGGACGCCAGACAGACTGTTTGTGTGCTTATGTCCGGTGTACTTCTTGAGCAGTGGCGTAGCCTGTCCAGCAGGGTCCTCCACGGCGCCGCCCTCACGGAGCAGTGCTTCGAGCACCTTGGCGCGGTGGGGGGTCATCACGAAGTTCTTGCTGTCACCCATGTGTGGCTCCTGTTCTGCCCCATCCGCCGGGGCCAACTGCGAGTCCGGGGAAAACTCGACTTTGGATTCGGTAGTCCGAAGATGCCCGTATTCTCGGCATCTCAATCGCTTCAGTCAAGCGCGTTTGTCTGATTTCCTATGTAACCCCTGGTCAGGGCCAGGAAATTTCTTGTCCGGTCTGAGGAGGCCCATGCAAATCCGATATGTCCCTCTGTGTACCCCTGTTGTTGGTGGTGGTTGCGATTCTCATGGGCCGGACTGTCCTACTCCGGGGAAGCGGCCGCTTAACGCGGACTGGGTGAACCAGTGGTCCCTGGATCGGCCCAGTGGCAATGCCGGTGTTCTGACTGGTCCCGAGTCCGGTCTGCTCGTCATTGACGTTGACACGGCCGAGGCTGCGGCCCAATACAGCGGGTGGGGAATGCCGCCCACCTTCGCCGTCAAGTCCGGCCGAGCCGAGGGCGTCGGCATGCACTACTACTTCCGCTGGCCGGAAGGGCTTGAGCGCGTCCCGAATCGGCTCGACGGCATCGAGATCAAAGGCCCCGGCCGCCAGGTGGTGGCCTGGGACTCGCTGCACAAGTCGGGTCAGCGGTACACCCGGCTCGGCGGAGCGTTCGCCGAGCTGCCCCAGGAGTTCGTGGAGCGGCTCCGTTCGGCTGCGCCCCAGCACGACCGGACAGAGGTGCTCAAGGCCACGGCCGAGGCGCTGGACCTCCTGGACGACTGGCTCACTGAGTTCCCCGACGCCGAGCAGCAGCGGGACGGCGACTGGGTGATGGTGTGCCCGGCGCACGACGACCACGACCCCAGTCTGGTCGTCACGGCGTCCGAGGACCGGCTCCTCGTGCACTGCCGGGCGGGCTGCACGATCCACGAGATCACTGAGGCGGTCGGCTGGACTGCGGCGGACCTCTGGGTGCGGCGTGTCGAGCGCTTCGACCCGCTGGCCGAGATCAAGTGGCGGCGTGTCGTGCCCGGCGCCGAGCACTTGGGCACCAAGTTCCGCCTGTCCGATCTGCTGGCCTGCGACATCCCGCCGGTGCGCTGGACCGTGCCCGGCATCGTGCCGGACGGACTGACGCTCCTGGCCGGACCGCCGAAGCTCGGCAAGTCGTGGCTCGTGCTCGACCTGGCGCTGCAGGTGGCGGCGGGCGGGCGGTTCCTCGACTCCGACGTGGAGCAGGGCGACGCCCTGTACCTGGCGCTGGAGGACAACCCCCGGCGGCTCCGGGGCCGGGCGCTGACGCTCCTCGCCGGGGCGCCGGCTCCGGGGCGGCTGGAGCTCTGGACTCGGGCGGGCAAGCTCAGCAACGGGCTGCTCCCAGAGATCGAGGCGTGGCTGGACGAGCAGGAGGACCCCCGCCTCGTGATCATCGACACGCTCGGCCGCGTCCAGGACAACGGCACGCTCGACTCCAAGGACGGAGGCTACGCCGATGCGGTCGAGGCCCTCGCCGGGTTACAGGACCTGGCGGCGGCCCGGGGCGTGGCGGTCGTGGTGATCACCCACACGAAGAAGGGCGGGTGGCACCAGGGCGGCGATCCGCTGGAGGCCGTGCTCGGCTCGCAGGGCTACGCCGGGACGGCCGACTCGATCCTGGTCCTCAAGCGAGAGCGGGGCGAGGACTGCGGCGAGCTGTTCATCACCGGCCGCGAGATCGAGGAGGAGATGAAGATGAAGCTCCGCTTCGATGACATGCAGTGCCGGTGGGTCATGGGCCACGAGCTGAGCCTGGAGCAGGAGATCATGCGGGTCATCGCCGAGAAGCCGTTCCAACTCACTGGGCGGGGCGTGCAGAACGCCGTAGGCCGCCGGGGGGCGGACGTGCGGGCGGTCCTCGACGCCCTCGAAGCGTCGGGTCAGCTCATCCAGCAGGAGCCTCAGGGCGGCGGCTGGAAGCGGTGGGGACTGCCCGTCTGAGCCCCAAAACTGCGTCCCAAAACTGCGTCCCGCCTATAGAGAGACAACGGGACGCAGTTTTCATCCGGCCCTACATATGTTGCATCGTTGCAAGCGCTCCGAGAGCGCCAAACGGCCCTGCCCCCTCCGCTGACGCTCGGGGGCGGGCCTTCGTCCAGGCCCCGCACCCTGGCGTGTACTCAGTCCGATTGAACAACTGTTCGTGAGACAATGGACATATGAGCGAGGACGCACCGAAGGCCCGCAAGCAGCGGGCCACAGCCGCGACTGGCCGTCGCCTGTACCGCGACGCCGCCCTGAAGCAGGGCCGCGGCTTCACACCAGACAAGCAGGCGGACTACCTCGCGGCGATCGCTCGCGGCCTGACCCGGTCCAAGGCCGCGGTCGCCGCCGACGTGTCGACCGCGACGGTCCGCGACTACATGAAGAAGGACCCGGCCTTCGCCGCCGCGGTGGTCGAAGCGGAGGCCCAAGCCTGCGACGAGGTCGAGGACGTGCTCCGCGAGCTGGCGTTGTCCGGCCACATGACGGCGCTGATGTTCTGGCTGCAGAACCGCGCCCCGGACCGCTGGAAGGACATGCGCCGGGTGGAGAAGAAGGTCACGCACGAGGGCACCGTCACGCACGAGCTCGAAGCAGGCGCCACCATGCAGCGCATCGCGCAGCTCCAGGCAACGCTGGAGGAGCGCCGGGCGCTCCGGGCGGCGCCCTCGGACCGCATCATCGACGCCCAGGTCGTCGACGAGTAGCCCAGGAACGACGAGAGGCGGGTCACCCTGTTACGGGTGCCCGCCTCTTTGCGTGTCCGGCTACGCCGCTCGGTCGATCGCCTGCTGGAACAGCGCCCGGCGCAGGATGCTCAGGGCCTCCCGCTGCTCCGGACTCTCGACGTGGGCGATCATCACCCGCCGGAAGTAGTTCTCGTTCTGCTGCAGCCGCAGGGTGTCCCCGGCGACGCTCGCCTGGGCAGCCTTCTCGGCCCAGTCCTTCACGAACCGCTCAAGCTCCTCGTTGCTCAATTCGTCTCCTCTCGCAGCAACTCGAGGATGGCCTCGGCCGGACCACCGATGTGGGTCGGGATCGCCCCGCCCCTGGCGTTGTACTCACGCAGCGCCGCCATCATGAAGTCGCCCTTCGGGCCGCCGTCCTCGTAGGCCAGCTCGGCCAGCGGGATGTGCTTGCAGCCCCCGGCCATGTCCTGGATGATCGGGTCGGCCTTGAGCGCCGCCCTCGTCTCGCCGTAGTGACTCGCTTCGATCGTCATGCTCCTCCAGTGCCAGGCTCCTCAGTGCGGGGATGGCGCCCCGCAGACGGGCGTGCGCCCGTTTCGCCGTCAGTCCATGCAGAACACGCCGCCCGCCCCAACCAGGGCGAAGTGCGACAGGCCCTCGACCGGCTCCTCGGTGTCCCGGTACACGAAGCCCGTGTACTTGTACGGGTTGTAGGTGACGGCCCGGCCCCGCTCTTCCCACCCGGCGCCGTAGCCGTCGCTGCTCCAGTAGCCGTTGACGAAGGCGTGCACCGTCTTCTTGCCGGTGCGCCGCACTCGCTCCCGCCCGGCGGCGCTCACCTCGAACCGGCCCCAGGTCAGGCGGGCCTGGTCGGTGTGCCCGAGCACGAGGCCCGTCTCGGCGTCCATGACGCTGTACACGACGCCGGCCTTGTGCAGGTTGCGGTACAGCTTGACGTGCTGGCCCCGCTCGACGGTGCGTCCCTTGTAGCTCGTGAATCCCATGTGCTGCTCCTCTCGTGGCAGGCTCGTCAGTGCGGGGATGCCGCCCCGCAGACAGGGCCGAAGCCCTGTTTCGCCGCTCAGTTGTCCCGCTGCGCCATCAGGCACTGCACCGTCTCGGAGAAGTCCTGCTCCCAGTCGCTCAGGGCCGAGTCGGTTGCGTAGGTGCCCCAGTCGTCCTCGTGCTCCTCGCACCACTTGGCGTGCTCATCGAGCATCGCTGCGATGCGGTCAACGATCTCCTTGTCAGTCATGCGCCACCTCCTATGGCTCGGTTGTGCTTGCGTGCCACTGCGAACGCCTGCGTGGGACTGGCGTAGAAGCCCTTGCACCGCCCCGTCACGGTGTCCCGGACGAAGTAGAGGCGGTGGGCCGGATCAGCTCCGACCCGGAATCGGTCACAGCTCATCGGTGCCTCCGTATCCCTGCGTGTCGGCCGGTCCCTGGCGAACGCAGCGCTTGAATCGGTAGTCCTCGTGCGCCCAGTCACCGCTGGGCCGGTTCGGGTCGTTGGCGATGGCCGACCCGGTGGACAGGTGGCACACCTCGTGCCACACGACCTCCAGCAGCAGCTCGTCGGGCAGGTCCCACGCCAGGCGAATCTCGCACCGGCCCGACTGCTCGCCGTTGTCCGCATCGGCGGCGGCGCCCTCGGCGACGAGGTGGAGCGGCAGGGGGGCGACGCTCGGGTGGCAGGGCCGGTACCCGAGCCGCTCCTGCGCCGCTACGGCGTTTGCGACTGGCGACGGCGCCGCAGCGGGCGCCTGCGTGACGCCCACTACTGCGGCCGTTGCCAGTGCGACCAGGGCGGCGGGCCTCACAGCTTCACCGTCCCGCTGCTGACCTTGACGACGCAGGCGCCGTTGTGGCCCTTGAGCATCGTGCAGGGCCCGCTGTAGCCCTTGTCGCACGCCTCGCCGTCGCCGTCCCACTTGCGGAAGCTGTGGTAGTCGCTGTGGCCCTTCGCCTTGGCGCAGCGCCACACGCCCTCCAACGTGGTGCCCTCCATGAGCCGCTCGCAGCGCTCGGCGTCGGGCAGGTCCACCGGCGCAGCAGGCGCCGGCGTCGGCTCGATGCGGGCCTTGAGCGTGTAGTGGTGCGGCCCGCTGTGGCCCTGGTTCTTCCCGCACCACTTGCCCTTCTTCGTCCAGTCGCAGGACGGGCCGGACAGCGCAGCGCCCTTGCCGATCACCGTGTGCTTCGGCGTCGGGCGGCTGTAGTGGGCGGGCAGGCTCGGGTCAGCGAACCACCGCAGCCAGTACTCCTGCGAGGCGTCCTCGACGGCCTTGTGGCAGTAGTGCGACCGGACCCAGGACACTGCGCCCTCGGGCGTCATGTTCGGGTCGGCCAGCATGACCACGGCGGCCAGGAAGGTCCCGGTGCGGCCGTGACCGCCCATGCAACCGACCTCGACTCGCTCGCCTCGCTTCGCCCTGGCGTAGAAGCCCTCCACGACCTCCCGAACGGCGGCCCAGGGCACGTACGGCGTCCCGTAGTCCTCCCACGGTACGAACGTGGCGATGGAGCTGGCGGACCAGCCGCCGTGGAGGTACACGGCGTAGTCGGGACGGTTGATCCGGCCCCGGCAGTCGGTACTGGCCGAGCAGTAGACCACGGTGCCATCGGCGTCGGGCAGCCGGACCTCAGTCATGTTGTGGCGGCACGAAATGTACCGATCCCACTTGCTCCCGCCAGTCGGCAGGGGCGCAGGCATGTTCTTGACTGTCGCATCGATGATGTTCTGCAGGTCCGTAGTCGGTGACAGGTCGTCGCCGTCCCAGGTCGAGCCGTCGCCGTACAGCACGACCAGCTTCTGGTCGAACGGGTCCCAGTCCACGATGCCGTTCATGAAGTCTTCCAGCGCCCAGAGGTCGCAGCAGTGCTCGTGATCCATGTACTTCGGCGGATCAATGTCGTAGCGCAGGCTGCACGTACAGGTCAGCGCCTTCGGCAGTTTGCGGTTTCGTCGCTTCGCCATATGCGTCACTCCTTTCGTCGTCTCAGTGGCAGGCTCGTCAGCGCAGGAATGCCAGTCCTGCGGACGCCCCGAAGGGCGTTTCGCCTCAGGCTGCGATGCGGAACGCCAGTCGCATCCTGCGGGGGGCACGCACCTCGCCGTTCCGGGCGGCCCCGGCCAGCAGGACCCGAGCGGCAATCTGGCGGACGTTGTAGGTAGCGTCGAGCAGTCGGTACATGTGGTCCTCCTCAGGACTCGTGGCAGGCTCGTCAGCGCAGGAATGCCAGTCCTGCGGACCGGGGCAACGCCCCGGTTTCGCCTAGTGGCCGAGCAGCGCCATGGCGGCGTTGTGGTCGATTTCCATGTCGCCCCAGTAGCCCCGGCGCATCGGGACCCGAGTCTCAGGCATACGCTCGGGACGCATCCCGATCGCAGTCCGGACCCGATTGGCCGAGCGCCAGTATTCCGTGAAGAGCTCCCGGACAGCCGGACTGGCCACACTGAGCAGCAGCGGCCAAGGGTTCTTCGCACCGTGGGCGGGCAGAATCCACTGGTTAAGGCTGCTCATGCCCCATCCCAGTCGGTTGTCGACTGACCACGAAATTTTGTCGAAGCAGGTCCCGCCGTTGTGCTGCAGATTCCAGACACGATCGACGAACACTGCAGGACTGATCCGACCTTCCACCCGAGCCAGCAGGACACGAGCAATCTGGGCCCACGCCTCGCCGCCGTAGCTCGTGCTGTGAAAGTCAATGAACAGGTCGACTGCGTCCCGCAGGACCTGCGTCCCGCCAGCCTGCCGAATGGCGTGCCATTCGTTCCATGCACCCTTGCGGCTCGTGTTCCGCAGGTTCGTCGATCCGGCTGCCCGATGGTGCCGAAGCTCACCGCCGATGATCATGTCCAGGTAACCCATGAACGAGCGATCGAGCCGGGCGACGTGAGCAGCGAAAAGCTCTTTCGCCTCACTGCGCAGCAGCGACAGGTATGCGTCATCGCCCGTCAAGTCACCCGCAGCGTTGACGACGTTCCCGGTCAGCGCTTCGAGCAGGTAGAAGTCTGCAGCCGACTGGCACAGGTCGATCGACTGGTCGACGTTCCAAGCGTCCCGAGCCGCACGAGCCGAGTCCTGCCAGACAGGATCGACTGAGACGCCACGAGCGACCCACGGTGCGACCTTGATCGTGCCGAAGCGGGCATCGCCCGAGCCGTAGTAGCTGTCCGACTCGCACGAGCAGTTGCAGGAAGGCTCGTCGCAGTCGCCGCAGTAGCTGCAGGAGTAGGAAGAGCCGCAGGACGGGCAGCACTCGCAGTCGTCACCGATCAGTCCGCCGCAGTTGCCGCACTTGTCGCACGAGCAGAGGTAGTCGCACTCGTCGCAGTAGCTGCAGGTCATGCCCGCATCGGCGCATTCGCCGTGAGTCTCGCAGCCGCCGGAACAAAGCGGCTCGTTGACCTGCGCACTGTGGAACGGGTCAGTGTGGAACGGGTTCCCAGTCGGACTGCCGACACCGTAGAAACGGTGAAGCATGGCGCTGTGCTGGCGGCTGCGCTGACATTCGGCGCAGTCACACTTGACTGTGAAGGCGGGAAGCATCGGACTGTTCGTCTCCTCGGGTCAGTCGGCTCGGTCGGCCGATCGCTGAGACGACTATCGGACTGATCCGACTGGCAGTCAACGGAGAAGATGTGAGGTTGGCCCGAGTTGGGGCGGAATGTCCGATTATTTGTGCCAGTCTGCCCAGTCGCTGCAGCCTTCCTCGTTGTCTGGCGCGCCCCGATCGCTGCGAATGCGGAAATAGCCGCTGACCTGCGCTTTTGTTCGCCCCAGTAGTGACGACTCTGCAGCGAATCGCTGCGCCGATATGGCCGCTGACCTGCGCTTTTACCCTCGGCGCAGCGATCGCAGCATGTCCACAGTTGTGGCGAATCGCAGTGTGGCGCAGCGATGGTGGTGGTTGTGGCAGACGCAGCGCCGCCGCACACGCCCGCGCCGCCGCGGGGGGTACACCCCACTGGCGCCGGCCCTCGCGCGACGGTACTTACCCCCGCGCCCAGTACATGCGGTCAGCCGGCCCGTATAACGCCCCCGACCCGACTGAGACAATGGTTGTATGACGCACATTGATCCGGCGCTGCTCGCGCACGCCACCCCGCAGGAGCTGCAGCTCATCGAGCGCGCCCTGATCGCCGAGGTCGCCCTGTCCTCCCCGGCGGAGTACGCCGCGTACTGCGACTCGACGTTCCTGCGCCCGCCCCACGTCGAGCTGATCTCCGACACGGTGGTCCGCCTGGTCGAGGGGCGCCTCCTGAAGCCGGACGGCACGCCGTACCGGAAGCTGGCCGTCGCCATGCCGCCCCGGCACGGCAAGTCCGAGATGATCAGCAAGTTCACCCCGGCCTGGTTCGTGACCAAGTACCCCGAGTTCAAGGTGCTGAGCACCAGCTACGAGGGCGAGTTCGCCGCGAGCTGGGGCAGGAAGGCCCGGGAGCTGGTGGAGGCCCACCCGGAGCTGGGTGTCACCGTCTCGTCGGCCTCGAAGGCCGCGGCGCGCTGGGAGCTGGCGGGGCACAAGGGCGGGATGAACACCGCCGGTGCGGGCGGCCCGATCACCGGTAAGGGCGGGCAGCTCATGATCATCGACGACCCGGTGAAGAACGCCGCCGACGCCGCCTCCGAGACGATGCGGGACCGCACCTGGGACTGGTACCGCGGCGTGTTCCTCAACCGAGGCGAGCCGGGGCTCCCGGCCGGTGGTCCCTGCATCATCGTGCTGCAGACACGGTGGCACGAGGACGACCTGATGGGCCGCCTGCTCCGCGAGGAGCGCGACGAGTGGTACCTGCTCAGCCTCCCTGCCCTGGCGGGGAACGACGACCCGCTGGGCCGGCTGCCCGGCGAGCCCCTCTGGCCCGAGCGCTACGACTACGAGGCCCTCGAAGCGCTGCGGAAGTCGTCCGGGCCCTACGTCTGGTCCGCGCTGTTCCAGCAGACGCCCCAGATCGAGGGCGGCGGCCTGTTCCGGGCCGACGCACTGCGCTACCACACGTATAACCGCACCGATCGGGGCTCCTTCGTGCGCCTCGGACAGCCCGACGCCGCCCCGAAGGTCGTCCCGGAGGCCCAACTGGCCCGTTTCATGGTCGTCGACCTGGCGGCGAGCACCAAAACGACCGCCGACTTCAGCGTCTACGCCCATTTCGGCGTCACTCCCGACAAGGATTTGGTGCTCCTCGACGCCTATCGGGCCCGGATCGAGGGCGCCGAGCACATGCAGGTGCTGGAACGGCTGTATAACGCGTGGAGGCCCCGCTTCGTAGCCATCGAACGCGCCACTTACGGCCTCAGTCTGATCCAGACGGCGGCCCGGACCGGCCGAATCCCCATCCGGGAGCTCAAACCGGACTTCGACAAGGTGTCCCGGGCCTACGCCGCCGGTGCCCTCGCCGAAGCGGGCAAGCTCTACCTGCCGAAGGACGCGCCGTGGCTGGCGGACTGGGTTGCCGAGCTGGTCGGCTTCCCCAACGCCGCCCACGACGACTGCGTGGACGTGACGGCCTACGCCGCGCACCTGGTGAACCAGCAACTGATGCCCCCGCGCCGCCCCCGCCCGGCCGAAGCGCAGTCCCTGGAGGAGCGCGTCCTGTCCCGCATGACCCGGCGCCGCCGCGACCGGGGCCATCCGCTCCTCGGCAGCGGCTTCTAGTCCGTTCAGTCCGGTACAATGATCTTAATGACGCGGCGGGGAAGCGCCCCGTCGCCCGCAAGTCCCCCGAAAGGACGTTCCAATGGCTGCTGTTGCTACCACCACCACCGTGCTCGCCCGCTCCGTCTGGGGCACTAAGCGCGTCGTCATCGCCAAGCTCGTCTTCGACACCGGCGACTACGCGGACGGCGGCATCCCTGTCACCGCCGCCCAGTTCGGACTGACCAACATCGACGCGGTCCTGCCCCAGGGCGCCTCTTTCAGCGCCACCCTCGCCAACGTTCCGGCCTGGGACCAGACGAACAGCAAGATCGTCATGTTCGAGTGCGGTGCCGATGGCGACATGCTGGACGAGAAGCCGGCCGAGGCGATGACCGCCACCACGCTGTACGTCACCGTGATCGGCAACTAGTCATGGCCGCTCCGCTCGTCCCTACCGCTAAGACGATCCTCGCGAGCGCGGCGAGGACGGCATCGGTCACCGGCGACGACCAGATCAACCTGGGCTACCGCGGCATGCACCTCGTCATCGACGTGACTGCCGCAGCCGCCACGCCTTCGGTCGTGTTCACGATCCAGGGCAAGGACCGCACCAGCGGCAAGTACTACACGATCCTGGAATCGGCCGCGATCACCGCCACCGGCACGACGGTGCTGCGGGTTTACCCGGACCTCACCGCCTCTGCCAACGTCACTGTCAACGACGTGCTGCCCGAGTGCTGGAGGGTCATCGCCACGGCTGCCGACGCCGACTCCCTCACCTACAGCGTCGGGGCCTCGCTTCTCCCGTAAGGAGCTTCGTTGTACCTCGTATCGGACTACATCCGCGCCGCCGGAAAGGGCACGTGCTACGTGTGCCGTGCCCACCGGCGGAGCCACCAGGAACTCATCCTCGACTTCGACCGCGAGATCGAGTGGGAGGGAGCGCTGCAGGTCTGCGCGCCCTGCATCAAGGAGGCGGCCGGGCTGACCGGAGCGCTGGCCGAGGCGACCGCCGCGGCCGACGCCGAGGTTGCCCGCCTGCGCGCTGAGAACGAGACGCTGGCCCAGGCGCTCGACGCCGCCGAGATCGCGCTGCAGAAGGTCGACCTGTTCAAGGCCGCTCGCTCCCGGCGGCCCAAGGCTGCGGACGACGAGTAGTGGCAACCTCCGTCATCTCGAACACGATCACTGACCCGAGCGGCACCGCCGTCTCGGGCGTGCTCGTGACTGCCACGCTGATGCCCACCGGCGGGTTCCGCACCAGCGCCGCCAGTGAGGTGGCGCGCACGGTCACCACGACGAGCAACGGCTCCGGGGCCTGGACGCTCACGCTGGAGCGCAACTCCGACATCACGCCCTCGGGCACCTGGTACGAGATCGTCGAGCAGATTCCCGCCTCGGCCGGGGGGCGGCGGGTGTGGAACGTCACGGTCGGCTCCAGCGACCAGAGCGTCCTGGCGGCGCTGACCAGCGCGCTGGGCCCCGCCTCGTCGGGCACCTACCTGACGCAGGCCGCGGCCGACGCCCGCTACCAGGCGCTCGGCGCCCTGGGCAGCGGCACGCCCGGCACGGAGACGCCCGACCACGCCGGGACGGCCGGCGTCAGCACTAGCGCCGCCCGGGCGGACCACATCCACCCCATCGCCGCTGCTGCCGCCGGGTCGATCGAGCCGGACGACGCCGCCGCCGAGGGCGTGTCGACCAGCTTCGCCCGCGCCGACCACAAGCACTCCATCGCCGCTGCCACGGCGGTCAGCATTGGCACGGCCAACAGCGAGGGCAACTCAACGAGCTTCGCGCGGGCCAACCACGTGCACACCGGCGCAGCGCTCGGGTCGATGGGCTACGCCCAGAACACGACGGGCCAGGGAAGCATCGGAAACACGTTCGTGGACCTCACTGGCCTGTCGGTGACGTTCACCGCTGTCGCCGGGCGCCGCTACCGCATCCACGCCTCCTGCCACCTGACCAGCACGACGGCAGGGGACGAGGTCGACCTCGGCATCCTCGAAGGCTCCACGAGCCTGCAAGAGCGCGTGACGACGATCAACACGGCGAACCGGATCGAAGGCATGGACGCCTTCGCGATCGTCACTCCCTCGGCCGGTAGCCACACGTACAAGGCCGCTGCCCGGCGGAGTGGCGGCGCGGGCACCGTCAGCATGTCGGCCGGATCGACGTTCCCGGCGTTCATCCTCGTGGAGGACATCGGCACATGATCGCCGCACTGATCGCCCTCGTCGCCCTGAACGTCGTCACCCTGCTCGTCGCCGCCCGCCGCGAGGCGCGGCTGCTCGACGCTCTCATGACCCGCACCCCGGCGGAGTACATCGCCGCCAAGCGGGCCGACCACGACGCACCGAAGTCCAAGCCGCGCCCCGATTCGGACGCGGAGCCCGAACTCGTCTTCCCCATCGGACTGTGAGCTAGATGAACAACGACATCAAGGGCCGTCCCGACTGGTGGCGGTCGCCGGGCGCGATCCGGGAGAAGTACATCGAGGCGACCCAGGCCCTGCGCCGGGAGCAGTACGAGTACACCGTGAACCGCTCCTTCCTGGCGGGGGAGCAGTGGGTGTACTACGACGGCAGCCGCAACGTGCTGCGCCAGCTCCCGCGCGAGCCGAGCCGCACCCGCGTCACGCTCAACAAGCTGTGGCCTTCGTCGCGCCACATCATCTCCCGCGTCGTGAGCCGGCCGTTCGCCTTCGAGGTCGAGCCGAGCGACAGCGACGACGCCACCATCCGCGGCGCCCAGACAGCGAAGTCTGTGGTGCGCGACCTGGCCCGGGAGCACAACTGGCAGCAGCTCCGCGAAGAGTCGGCCTGGAACACCTGGCTCGGTGGCACGAGCGTGCTCAGCCTCGACTGGGACCCGACCGGCAAGTACTCGGTGGGCCGCACGCCCATCCTCGGCAAGCCCTACGGCGCCGGGGACATCTGCGGCACTGCCCTGTCGATCCTCGAAGTGGCGTGGGAGCCCGGCATCCGCGACGCCGAGAAGGGCTACTGGTGGATTCGGGCCCAGGCCCTGCCGCCCGCCGAGGTGCAGATGCAGTACGGGCTCGACTACCTGCCCGACGCTGACGCCCAGGGCACCACTACGCCGCTGACGCAGAAGCTGCTGCAGGACAGCAAGCACTCCAACCCGAACCCGAACCTCTGCCTCGTGCTGACCGTCTACATGCGCCCCTCCCCGGCGTTGAAGAAGGGCTTCGTCGCCACGGTCGTCGGGAACCGGTTCGTTGACCAGCCGAAGCCCTGGCCGTTCCCTTGGAAGGACCGCCTCAACATGGTCGTCCTGCGGGAGACGAAGGTGGCGGGCCGCGCCACCGGCGACACCGTCTTCTCGGCCGCCGTGCCGGTGCAGACGGCGTTCAACGCCTCGTGGTCGCTGATCATCGAGCACCTCAAGCTGGCGGGTAACGCTCGCCTCCTCGTGCCTGACGCCAGCCTCGACGGCATCGAGGACCTGACCGACCTGCCCGGGGAGATCGTGCCCTGGAACAGCGCAGCCGGCGTTCCGCCCGGCTACCTGTCGCCGCCCCAGCTTCCCCAGTACATCCTGGATCAGCCGCTGCGGCTCGCCGAGCAGATGGACGACATCCTGGGCCTGCACGACATCTCGCGCGGCCAGGCGCCCAAGAACATCGAGTCGGGCGTCGGCATCGGCATCCTGGTCGAGCAGGACAGCACCCCGCTGGGCCAGCTCACCAAGGAGATCGCCGCCGGGTTCGAGCGCTTCGCCAGCATGTCGCTGAAGCTCTACGCCGCCAAGGTCAAGGACGAGCGCAAGGCCCGCATCCAGATTCCGGGCCAGGTCCCGGAGACGGTGCTGTGGACCGGCAAGTCGCTGATGGGCCAGACGAACGTCGTGCTGCCGCCGGACAGTGTGGTGCCCCGCAGCCGCGCTGCGCAGATGGCGATGGCCGAGCGCCTCGCCACGCTGGGCGCCTTCGGCCCGCCGGGACAGATGAACATGCAGATGTTCGCCCGCGTGGCGGAACTCCCCGACGCCGAGGACCTCCTCGAAGGCATCGACGTGGCGTCGGCCAAGGCCCAGCGCGAGAACCACTGGATGAGCATCGGCCAGGTCTGCGTGCCCGAGAAGTTTGACGACCACGCCAAGCACATCGAGCGCCACAACTGGTTCCGCCAGACGACCCGCTACGAGGCGATGGCACCGGAGCTGCGCGAGATCGTGGACCTCCACGTCCAGGCGCACGAGGTCATGGTCGCCGAAGAGCTGGGCGAGCAGGTCGCCAAGATGAACGTGCACCCGGTGCTGGGCCAGGCCCCGACCGCCCACGGCACGACGCTGCCGGACATGGGCGCCCCCCCCGGCGCGCCCGCCCCCGCTGGACCGCCCGCCCCTGGCGGCGGCGGTGATGCCCCGCCCATCCTGCAGGGTCCTCCGCCGGGGAGCCTCGGCATCTGGGACCCGCAGGGACAGCAGCCGCAGTAACCCGTAACCCACAACAAGGAGAGATGAGTCCCAGGTGGACACCGAACCCGAAGTGACAGAAGAAGTATCCGCAGCGCCCGTCTCCGACGCAGCGCCCGACACCACCGAAGAGCCGGCGACGTTCAGCCGGGAGTACGTCCAGGAGCTGCGCCGCGAGGCCGCCAGCTACCGGACCAAGGCCCAGGTGTACCAGGACGCCTTTGACGGCATCGCCGACGAGGACCGCGAGGTCTTCCTCGAAATGGCGAAGCAGTACAAGTCCGACCCGAAGTCGGCGGTCGACTACTTCGATCAGGTGACCAAGACGCTGCGCGAGCAGTTCGCCGAAGAGGTCGCCGCGGCCGAGGACGAGCTGAACCGTCCGCTCACCCTGGCGGAGTACAACCGGCTCCAGGACGAAGCGCGGCAGAAGGCGGAAGAGGCGGCTCACGTCGCCCGCATCGAGTCCGAGGCGAAGAGCCTCGGCTACGACCCGGCGAGCGCGGAGTACACGTACCTGCTCAAGGTGGCGGCCGACCTGCCGGGCGGCTCGATCAAGGAAGCGCACGAGAAGATCGAGGCCGCGTTCGAGGCCCGCATCCAGAAGCGCCTGGCGGAGATGCAGGCCGAGGCGGAGGAGAGCCCCACCGCCCCGAGCACCGGCGCCGGTGCCGCCCCGAGCGGCGAGCGCCCGCTGCGCGATTGGAAGGACGCCGAAGCGGCGGCTCGCGCCCGCCTCGAAGCGGCGAAGCTCAGGTAGTCCCAGTCTGTTCAGTCCGGGCGCTGCTGTACAATTGTCGTAGTACAGCAGCGCCTGGAGCGCTGAGTCCGATCCCGACACCCCTGGTGGGTTGAGGCGGCCTGGCGATAGCAGCACCGCCGCATCGCGGCTCCCAACAAAACCACTAGCCCACGAAAGGGGTGTACCAGATGTCTAGCAACATGAGCACCGCTGACGCGATCCTCAAGGAGGACTACCTCCCCGTCGTTCGTGAGCAGCTCAACGACAAGGCTCAGTTCCTCATGCAGATCGAGCAGAACAGCTCGGACATTGAGGGGCGCCGCGCCGTTCTCTCCCTGCACGTCTCCCGTAACTCGGGCGTTGGTTCCCGCCGGGACAACGCCACCCTCCCCACCGCCGGTAACCAGGGCTCCGCTGAAGAGCGCATCCCGGTCTACCACCACTACGGCCGGATTGAGCTGACTGGCCCGGTCATGCGTGCCAGCAAGTCCGACAAGGGCTCGTTCACCCGCGCCCTGCGGTACGAGCAGTCGAACCTCGTCGACGACCTGAAGCGGGACCTCAACCGCCAGGCGTTCGGCGACGGCACCGGCGCCATCGCGGCCTGCACCGTCTCCACCACCGGACAGACCACCGTCCTGCTCGCTTCCAGCACGACCGCCGTGCAGATGCGGCAGTTCGAGGTCGGCATGCTCGTGGACATCGGCACGCTCGCCGAGCTGAACGCCGGCTCCGGCGGCCCGACGTACGGTAACGCCATCGTCTCGGTGGACGTTGCCAACAAGTCGTTCGTCCTCACCTCGAACCTCAGCTCGGCCACGGCTTCCACCGACTTCGTTGCCCGCTCGGGTAACGGTGGTGCGCTCGGCGGCTCGACGCAGAAGGAGATCACCGGGCTTCAGGCCATCGTTGACTCCAGCGGTTCGCTGTTCAACGTTGACCCCAGCACCTACCCGGTGTGGGCCTCCGTCGAGAACACGACCGGCGGTACCCCGACCGAGAACCTGTTCGCCAAGGTGATGCACGAGATCGAGATCGCCGGTGGGTCGAACATCGACTTCATCGTCTGCTCGGACGGCGTGCACCGCGCCTTCGCCAACAACCTGACGGCGCAGAAGCGGTTCGCTTCGACGATCGACCTGAAGGGCGGCTACAAGGAGCTGGACGTTGCCGCTGGCGGCGGTTCGGTTCCGCTCGTGTGGGACCGCGACTGCCCGGCGCAGTCCGCCTACTTCCTCACGAAGAAGCACCTCACGCTGTTCAGCCAGTCCGACTGGGAGTGGATGGACGACGACGGTGCCGTGCTCAGCCGGGTCCTGAACAAGGACGCCTACGAGGCCGTGCTCTACCGCGACCTCGAACTGGCGACCGACAAGCGCAACGCTCACGGTAAGGCGACCGGCCTGACCGAGGCGTAGTACCTGCCACACACACCACTGAGCGGCGCCCTGGGAGAGCAGTACCTGGGGCGCCGCTCCTATGTCTGAGGAGACACACATGGGCAAGCCCAGTCCGACGCCGGACACGATCGTCACCTTCTCGCACCCGGACACCTGGGACGCCAGCTTCGGCCGCTCCCTCCTGGCGATGGTCATGCGGGACAAGGGCCGCCGCATCTTGGACGTGGTTCCGTCTGAGTCCAGCTCGTTCCTGGTGGGCGGGCGCAACGCCCAGATCGAGCTGGCGCTCAGCACGTCGGCGCAGTGGATTCTGATGCTCGACGCCGACATGACGTTCTCGCCCGACCTGATCGAGCGGCTGCGACGGCGGGCCACGCCGACCCGGATCGTGGGCGGGCTGTGCTTCACCGCCACCGAGCTGCCGGTCATGTTCGGCTTCGACGGGCAGCGCATCGAGTCCTGGACGCCGGGGGCCCTCGTCCCGGTCCTCGCCACCGGCGGCGCCTGCCTGATGATCCACCGCAGCGTGTTCGAGCGCCTGCCGTACCCCTGGTTCTACATGACGCGCGAGCACTACCAGATGGACCAGGACCAGCAGTTCCTGCGCGACTGCAACCGGGCCGGCGTCGAGGTCGCGGTGGACACGAGCACGGTCCTCGGGCACGTCAAGAAGCGGGCGATCGACGGCTCCGGTTACGTCATGCCCGCCCAGTCCGTTCAGTCCGACGCGGAGGTACACTAGAAGCATGGACTTCACCACCCCGACGCACCTTCCTGACGGCCGTTCCATCTGGGTCGACGCCGACTTCTACCGCCGACTGCACTTCGGCGACGCGTCGATCGGCTGGAACGGCGACCCCACCCTGGCGGTGTACCACGAGAACGACCGGCTCGTGATCGTGCGGTGGGCGACGGGGGAGCCGCAGACGATCATGCGCTCCAAGCCGGGGCACAAGACGCTGGACACGGCGGCGCTCGTGTTCCTGGCGGCGCACGACACGCAGCGCCGGGGCGGCTTCGACCCGAAGAAGTACGTGGACGACCACAACGCGCGGATCAAGGCCGACCGGCAGCGCCAGTTGGACGCCAAGTTCGAGGAGGCCGCCGACAAGCTGCACTACGCCCTGCGCAAGGACATCGGCGCACACAACGGCGGTCTGTCGAAGCGCCTGTTCACGTTCGCGCCCCGGACCACGAAGAAGAAGGACGCTGAATGAACCTCGCCCAGCTCAACGACGCCGTGCGCACCCGCATCGGGGTGCCCGCTGGCGATGCTTTCTACACGGACCAGGTGCTCACCGACCTGGTGAACGAGTCGCTGCAGGTCATCTCCACGGAGTACGACTGGCCGTGGCTCGACGCCAGCACGACGTTCGACCTCGTGAACGGCACCGCCACGTACACGCCGCCCGCCGACTGGATGCGCACGAGGAGCCTCTGCATCGACGGCTTCGACGCGATGGAGTACCGGAGCCTGATCGAGCTGCGCGAGTGGCCCACGACGATCGTGGACGTGCCCCGCTACTACCACATCAACGTCGAGCAGATCACGCTGCGCCCGGTGCCCGGCGCGGTCTGGACGGTCACGCACGACTACGTGAAGGTTGAGCCGACGCTGGTCGACTCGACCGACACGCCGCTGATGCCGTCGCAGTTCCACTACGCCATCGTGGCGTACGCCGTGCACCTGGCCTACCTCCGGTCCGGCGACGTGCAGCGCGCCACCGCCGCCGTCGCTGACTACCAGGGCTGGCTCAGGCGTATGTCCGACGCCCGCCGCCGCCAGACGAGCCCGCTGCGCGTGCGCGTGCGCCCGGGTGGCGAGCTGTAATGGCAACGCTGGAGTACAAGGACTTCAGCGGCGGGGAGTGGGGCCGGCTCGGGCCGGACAAGGCCGCGAAGAACCAGTTCACGTCCTCGAACATGCTGCTGTACAAGACGGGCGAGCTGGGCGTCCGGGCCGGGCTGCGCAGCTTCCAGCCGGACGGCCTGGTGGCGGGCACCGTCCTGGACATGTTCACCATGCCGGGCGAGAGGCGCGAGAAGGTCGGCTTCATCCAGGGCACGGCGGTGCGGTACTTCCAGCCCGCCACGGACGCCTCGGTGTCCTCCGCCAGCGGCTCGTTCGGCGCTTCGCCGACCGGGTTCGTGCACGTCTACTCCCGCGGCGGGGACAACGCCTACATCGCCACCAGCAACAGCGGCTGCTACGAGCTGGCGGGCAGCACCCTGTCGGCGCTCAGTGGCTCGCCCAACGCCCGCGCCATCGTGCAGCGCTACGACCGGCTGATCGCCGTGTCGTCCTCGTCGACCAACACCATCCGCTACACGGCGGGCGCCGACTTCAACAACTGGACGATCGCCGCCGGGGCGGGCGGCTCGATCACGGTCGGCGACTCGGAGGAAATCTTCGCTCTGCACATGCAGCGCGACAACGTCGTCATCATCAAGCCCTACGGCGGCTGGTGGGTCCTCACCGGCGTGCCGGGCGTGAACGAGGCGCTCCGCCAGGTGTCGCTGTCTCCCGGGCCCGTCGCCACGACCGACAGCGGTGCGTCGCCGGACGGGCTGATCTGGGCGAGCAGCGAGCGCGGCCTGAACCCGATCATCTTCGACGGCACGGCGGCTCGTGAAGTGCCGAACCTCGACGAGCTGCCCAACGCCGCAGCGTCGGCCCTCCCGTTCCTCACCAACAGCGGCGTGCTGTTCCACAGCACCGCGACCGGCGAGACGCTGTCGAAGGGCCTGCTGTTCCACAACGGTGTGTGGACCAAGCACTCGTTCGGGGTGCAGTTCTCCACGCTGGGCGCGGTGACGGAGCAGGCGTACGCGCCCGACCCCGGCAACGCCAGCGACGCGACCGACAAGCGCACGACCTGCTTCACGTTCGAGAACGGCGCAGCGACGCCCACGTTCTACAACTGGCCCGTCGACCTCGACCGCCCCGGTTCGGAGACGCAGCCCAGCCTGTTCCTTGAGGCCGCCCTGGAGCGCGCTGGCGACGCCTCGGCTGCGCAGGTGTCAGGCAGCTTCGAGCTGCCGTACCACACCGACCCGGACGGCCGCGAGCTGCGCGTCCGGCGGGTCACCGTGCACTTCCGCAGTTGGGACACCGGCGGCTCGCTGACGAACCACATCGACCTGGCCGTCCGGTCGCTGCGCGAATACGACGGCACCTACTCCGACTCAACGTCTCTGGCGTGGGACGAGGCCGGCTCGCTGTCGTCGACGGGCGGCACCGTGCGGCGCACCGACTTCCAGTTCGGCGACCAGGGCTTCGGCTCGGCGTTCCAGCTCCGGTTCTCGAACCTGCGGGGCGTGGCGATCCGTCGCATCGTGGTCGAGTACGACGTGCAGCCGAGGCGATAGACATGTCCCAGACCAACGCCAACGCGGGGTTCCGCTACCCCTCGGAAGTGCACATCGCCCTGGAGCCGTGGCGGTCGAAGCTCGGGGCCGACTTCGATCGGGTGGCGGCGCTCCTCCTGGACCGGGACCGGGCGCTCGAAGACCACCTCGCCTCGGCCGTGCCCGGCTTCGAGCAAATCCTCACCGAGGAAAGCACGACGAGCATGACGGACACGGACCTGGCGACGGTCGGCCCGACTGTCGAGGTCAAGCTGCCCCGGGGCCGCTGCATCGTCACCGGCGGCGCGTTGGTGACGAGCACGGCGACGGGCCAGACGGCGGCTGCCTCGCTGTTCATCGACGGGGTGTTCAACCAGGACCTGGTGCTCCTCGGCAACAACTCGGGCGGCAGCCTGTCGGCGTCGCTCAGCGCGACGTTCCTGTTCAACGACCTGGACCCGGGGACGCACACGTTCCAGATCAAGTACCTGAGCAGTAACGGCGTCACGGTCCGCTTCGCCGCGCGATTCCTCCTCGTGCAGCCAATCGTCTAGTCCGGCCCAGTCTGACAGAGAGGTACAATCTAAGCATGGCCGTTTCTCTTCCCGCCGGTGTGAAGGAAGTCCAGCGCATCGCCGCCCCCGGCGGCGGTTACTACGTGCTGGGCAGTGACGGCGGCGTGTTCGCGATCAGCGACGAGCAGGGTCGCACCCCGGCGTTCTACGGCTCCGTGCCGATGACGAAGCCGCAGGGGACGCGCGGCTTCACTGGCATCGAGCTGAACCCGACTGGCGGCTACACCGTCATCTCGGACAGGGGCGAGCGCTACAACTTCGACACCGCGTTCGCCCGCGGCGCCGGGCTGCAGGTGCCTGAGCAGGGCAGCACGCTCACGTCGAACCCGGCGTTCCTGGCGTTCCTGCGCACCTCGGGCCTCTCGCTGGAGACGGCCGCGAACCAGGTTCGCCAGCAGACCGCCGCCATCAACGCCGCCAGGGACACGGCGGTGGGCGACATCGAGTTCCAGGCTGGCGAGAACCGGCGCAACACGGCCGGCAGCCGCGAGGCCCGCGGCGTGCTGCGCTCCAGCGGCACGCAGGAGGCGCTGGACCGGGTGGAGCGCGCCCGCCTCGCTGCCATCACCTCGAAGCAGAACGAGGCAGCGTCACAGATCAGCGGCCTGAACACGAGCCTGGTGAACAAGGTGCTGGAGCAGCAGAGCAAGGCCGCAGAGTTGGGCCTGTCCACCGGGCAGGCGCAGGACTACGACGCCCAGATTTCTGGGCTCAAGCGCAAGTACGCCCCCGAACTCGCTGCAGGAGGATTGAGCCTCTAATGGCTTCCCCGTACTTCGACTCGGCGAACCGCCAAATAGACGAGAGCAAGAAGGGCCTGCTCGAAGCGGTCGCCACCGGCGGCTCCGCCGGGAAGGCGGCGTTCGACGCTGCCCAGGCGCAGGCCGCCCAGGCGCGCCAGGACGCCGTTGCACGCGCTGCGCAGCGTTCGGCCCTGTACGGCGTCGGCGGGGACCAGCAGACGTTCCTGGGCGCCTACGACGCCCGCATGAACCAGATGAACGTGAACCGCTCGAACTTCGAGTCGGGCCTGGCCCAGACGCAGGCGAGCGGCGAGTCGTACCTGGACAAGGCCCGGGCGTCCATCCCTGTGCTTGAGGCGCAGAACCTGCAGAAGGTCACGGACCAGGAGACGAAGATCAAGACCGCCATCGAGGCTGCGCGGCAGAAGGCCGAGGCCGAGCGCCTCAAGGCCGAAGAGGCGGAGCGCCGCACGCTGGAGCGGGAGCAGCGCGCCGAGGCTCGTACCATCGCCCGGGAGAACCGGGCCGCGGCTCGCGACGCCGCCAAGCAGGCGAAGAAGGACAACACCCCGTCGAACCAGGGCCTCCTCGGCCTGGCGGCTCAGGCTGCGAAGCAGTCGGTCAACCCGGCGATCAACCCGAAGGCCGCTGGCCCGGTGCGCCCCAGCGAACAGGCCGCTCGCACGAAGCCCGACCAGGGCCTGACCGACTTGGCTGTCCAGATCGGGCGCTCGCTCGGCATCCCGGACGCCCAGCTCGCCGAGCTGTACGCGCCGTCGCAGCAGTCGTCCCTGGCGACGAACCTGCAGAAGCCCGAGCAGCTCCTGGCGCAGACCTCGCCGGACATCAAGTGGCTGACCGCCAACGTCCGGGGCATGGACACGAAGAAGGCACAGCAGGCGCTGGCAGCGCCCGAGTTCAAGGAAGCGGGGAACCAGGTTGCCTCGTACTTCGCGATCGCTCCGCTGGACGAGGACGGCCTCATCAGCGACGGCAGCGTCTACGAAGGACTCAAGCCGCGGGAGGCGCTCCGCCGGTACATCTACTCGCAGCCCGGTAACCTCACGATGAAGGACGCCGTGATGCAGTACTACGGCCGGATGCTCCCGGCGTAATGGCTGCCCCCGTCCCGCCGCCCCTCGGCCCCAACCGTCCGCCCGCCCCCGGCCGCAGCAGCGCACCCCGCGCCGGGGCGGGCCCTGTCGCGCCGCCCCTCGGCCCGAACGCGAAGAGCGGCGGAAGCACGAAGAAGAAGGACAAGAAGAAGTCGAGCGGCCTGTTCGGCGCACTGGGCCAGGTCAAGGATGTCGTGACCGGCGCCGGGCCTGCGCTGTTCCGCTTCGGCGTCCAGGCCGCCAAGGAGCTGGCGCCCCGGAACCCGCTGACGGTCAAGGCGCTGCCGAAGTCGGAGCGCGGCTGGCAGGCCGTTGAGAAGCAGATGCCGGTCCTGTCCCAGGTCGTCGAATCGCCGGCTCGCACGCTGCGCCAGATTCCCGACACCGCCGTGGCGATCCGCCCCGGCGGTCCCGGCTTCGGCCAGTCCAACCTCGGCCGTCAGATTCGGGACGAGGGCTACCTCAACACCGGGCTCGCCAAGCTGGGTGACGCCAGCCTGCTCGCTGGCGGTGTCGGCCTCATCGGCCGCGCCGCGACCGGCGGCAAGCTGGCCCAGGCGACGAAGCTGGAGCGCCTGGCGGGCGCCACCTCCGAGGCAGCGGGCCTCGGCAAGAAGGCCAACTTCGCCAAGCTGACCAAAGCCGCCGGTGAGGCAGAGGCCGCTGGCGATGTCGCCCGCGCCGCCGACCTCGCCGCCGCAGCGCGGCAGGTGCTCCAGGCCGCCGAGCTCAAGACGGGCGTGGCGGGCGCGAGCAAGGCGACGCGCGCCGCAGAGAAGATCACTGACACGGCGTTCCGCATCGGCCGTGGCGGGGACCGCGCCGCCGCCCTGCCGTTCCTGCCGACGCAGAAGGCGATCGGCGCGCTGGGCAAGGGCGCCGGTGCGCTGGCCCGCAGCGAGCGCCTGGCGCCGGTCATGGCAAAGGCGACGGCTGCGCTGTCGCGGCTGGAGTCCCGCCGCCAGGTGGGCGACCTGTACCACGAGACGGTGCGGGCCCCCTTCGAGGCGGAGATGTTCAACTGGTTCGAGCGCAACGGCCTGGAGGACGTGGCGAAGAACCTGTCGCGCGACGAGCAGGCCGCCGTCTACATGGCGCGCATGTCCCGCGAGCTGGCCGACCCGGCGGTCCGCGAGCTGCTCGACGCCATCGACGAGCTGCCCGCCGAGGTGCGGCCCGACGCCATCCGCCAGTTGTTCCCCGATGGCGACGTGACGCCCGAGCAGGTGGCGCTGGCCCGCGACTTCGACGAGGGGCTCCTGCCCGAGGAGCAGGCCGCGAAGCTGCAGGACGCCGCCGACCGCATCGCCGCCGCCCAGGCGCAGCGCCAGGCGAGCCGCTACGAGACGGGCCGCGGCACCTCGCGCCAGCTCAGCGACGCCGCCCTGGAGGCGCGCCGCCAGCGGGCCGCAGGGGAGTCGGCCGACATGGACGTGGAGTCCGCCGTCGAGCGCCGCACCGCCGCCACGCAGCGGCGCCTGTCCGGCATCCGCGCCGAGATGGACGAGCTGAACACCGCCGGGGACCCCGCCCCGGTGCCGCTGTCGCGTGCCCAGGAGCGGCAGCTCGCCCGCCTGGCGGAGCGCACCCGCCGCCGCGAGGCGACGGTCAAGGGCGAGACGGAGCGCGGCGTGCGGCTCATGAAGGCCGCCGCCGGTGAGATCGAGCGCACCGCCGCCCGGGCCGACAACCGCACCGGGCAGGTCATCGGCCGCGCCAAGGGCCGGCTCGAAGAGGCAGGGCAGCTCCAGACCGGCGTCGAGCGCCGCGCCAAGCAGGCCGAGCTGAAGGCGCAGCGCCTGGCGAAGGCCGCAAAGGCCGCCGAGGCGAAGGTGAAGCCGGCCAAGCCTGCCGCCCCGAAGCAGGAGGCCGCGGCCAAGGCCGCGAAGCCCGAGCCTGTGAAGAACGAGACGCCCGCCCCGAAGCCGATCTCGATGAACGACGCACGCATCGCGCTGGAGCGGGACGCGGACCTGCGGCGGAAGGCCGAGGGCCTGGCGCGGTACCGCAACCGGACCATCCTCGACACGGACTCCGACGCCTGGAACATGGCCGTGCGCCGCGCCGCCAAGGAACTCCTGGAGCAGGGACAGAAGACCGACGCCCCGAAGGGGCTGCGCCCTGCCACGCCCGAGGCGCTGGCGGAGTTCGAGGGTCAGCGCGTGCGCCTCGTCACGCCCCACGCCGACAACTACCACGGCAAGGTCGTCATCCGCGACGGCAAGGTGTACGTGCAGCGTGGCGAGAAGACGCTCGTCCGCATCAAGGAGGGCGACCGCTTCGAGCCGGAGGCGACCGCCCCGGCCGCGAAGGCCGAGGCGAAGCTGCCCGAGGGCTACAAGGTCACGAAGGCCGGCGACCAGTACTTCGCCACCGGCCCGGACAGCCCCGTCGCCATCGGGCGGCGCGGCTACGCCACCGAGGCCGAGGCGATCGCCGCTGCCCGCAAGGCGGCGGGGGAGGCCGAAGTCGCAGCGAAGGGCCCGAAGAACCCTGACCTGAAGAACGTGCGGGGCTCGAACCTGGAGCGCCTCGAAGGCAACGAATACACCGGGTCGCGCGGCCGCATCATCTACCGCAACGGCAAGTACAGCGTCTGGTGGGTCGCGGGCGACGACGGCAAGTGGGCCAACGCCAGCCCGGAGCAGGCCGTCGCCATCCTCAAGGATGCCGCCGAGAAGACGAAGTTCGAGGGCTACGCCGACGAGGCCAAGCGCCTGGAGGCTACGGCGAAGCCCGCCCCGGCGCCGAAGCTGACGGCTGCGAACCGGGCCGCCGCCAAGCGGGCCGAGGCCGACGAGGCCGCCGCCGAGGCAGCCAAGCTCAAGGGCGTGAAGGCGCCGTCGCTGGCGAAGGTCCGCAGCGACGTGAACCTCGACGCGCAGCGGGCGAACATCGCCAACCAGGCCGAGGGCGGCACGACCGGCAAGCTCCTCAGCAAGGAAGTGGAGCGCCAGCGGGCCGCCGTCGAGAAGGCGCAGAAGCAGCTCACCGCCGCCCAGGCGCAGGAGCGCGCCACCCTGGACCGCTTCGAGCGGGAGAACCAGGTGCGGGCCGACCGCAAGCAGCAGAAGCGGTTCGAGGCGCTCCAGGAGCGCGAGGTCAAGGCGCTGGCGCGTCTGGCCAAGGAGGCGGACGAGGCCCGCAACAGCGTGGAGGCCGCCCCGCCCCAGGACCGCCCCGCCCTGCGGGTGAACCAGCGGGCCAAGGACTTCGCCCTGGAGCTGGCCGAGGCGCACCCCGAGCAGGCCCACCGCTTCACCGCCCTGGCGGACGACATCGCCACGACCGCGGATCAGCTCCGCGCCAAGGGCATCAAGACCGAGTACATCTTCGGCGGCGCCGAGCTGGGCGACCAGGCCGGACCCCCGGCGACTGCCCGGCTGCGCCAGGCCAAGAAGCTCCAGAGCGAGCGCCAGCGGACCAAGGGCGCCCTCGCCCGGTCGGTCAAGGCGCAGGGCGAGAAGTTCGCCCGCGAGACGCTCGACATCCTGCACAACGAGTTCCGCGGCAACCTGCAGCGCCAGATGGGCAGCAAGGCCGGCGACGAGGTGCGCATCGAGAAGCACGTCACCGGCGAGGAGATCGCCCGGCGGCTCGACGAGGCGGGCCTCGTGGCGTGGGACCCGAAGACGGGCAAGCTGCTCGACGCGGCCGACGTGGACCGCAACAGCGCGGTGCTGCCCAAGACGCTGCACGAGGCCGTCACCAAGTGGACCGCCACGAAGGAGCCGGGCCTGGCGCTGCGCATCTACGACAAGGCGACGGGCGGCTGGAAGCACACCGTCCTGGCGCTGAGCCCCCGCTGGCACGTCGGCAACATCGTCGGCAACGCCGCCCTCGCCACCATCGGCGCGGGCCTCTCACCGGCGCAGGTCGCCAAGAACGTGGGCGAAGCGCGGCGCCTGGTCAAGGCGTTCGAGGCGGGCGAGGACGTTCCGGCCGAGCACGTCTCCGCACTGCAGCGCCTGCTCGCCGCCGGGTACCACAACCCGGACCTGGCGAAGGTCGAGAACGCCCGCGCCATCGGGCGGATGATCAACAAGTCGTACCACTTCAACAGCTACGTGGACAACGTGAACCGCACGATGGTCTACCTGGCGAAGCACAAGGGCGGCGTCAGCTCCGAGGCCGCCGTGGCGATGGCGCTCAAGGCGGCGGGCGACTTCTCCAAGATGACGCCGTTCGAGCGCAACGTCGTGCGCCGGATCATCCCGTTCTACGCGTGGCAGCGCCACATCACCCGGCTGTCCCTGTCGCTGCCCGTCGAGCATCCGACGCGGGTGATCTGGACCCTGCACCTGGCGGAACTCCAGGACCAGATCATGCCGGACCCCGGCGCCGACAACGAGTTCAACGAGGGCACGGTCGAGATCGGCGGCAAGCGCCTCAACGTGCGGGCGCTCTTCCCGTTCACCTCGTCGTTCTGGGCCGACCCTACCTACCGGGGCGCGGGCTACCAGGTGAACCCGGTGCTCAAGACCGCCATCGCCGCCACGACCGGGCTCAACGTGAGCAAGGGCCTCAAGCCGGTGTCGGGCAAGTTCCGGGGCGAGAACCCGTCCGGGTTCGGCGCCAGCCCCGAACTCATGGGCATCAAGAACCCCGGCGCGCTGGCCCAGGTGGTGGCGCAGCAGTTCCCGCAGGTGTCGCTGGCCCGGGACCTCAAGGCTGGCGAGGTGCCGGTGCGCTACGACACCGGCGAGCCCCGCAAGGTGGGCAAGGGCGCCACGAAGAAGAACGCCAAGCCGACGCTTACGGGGCGGGGCCGCAAGGAGACGATCGCCCGGTTCATCGGGGTGCCGATCCCCGAGCCGGAGCAGAAGCCGAAGAAGTAGCTACGCGGTGGCGATCGCCTCGAAGAGGCGGTACAGCCCGGCGGCGCCGAAGATGACGCCCAGGATCACGGCCCAGGCGAGGAAGGACTCCCACAGCGTGGCGTCCCCCTCGCCGGGGTAGCGGGCGGGCTCACGCATCGCGCACCGTCCCGTCGTTGAGTGCGGGGCAGACCACGGCGATCACGTCCGCTTCCCAGGGGGCGAGAACCGTGTACGAACTGGCCTCCTGAATCAGCGCCTCAAGGTCGTCTCGCTGCCACTCCTCGATGTCTTCGACGGCGACGACGACCTGGAGTGTCACGACATAGGTCTCGTCAGGCATCGTCCCTCCCGAACGCATCCGACCAGTGGCACGGCGTGACGTACTCGTCGTTTCGGTGGATGCCGTCATGCCCACGGCGCAACTGGCAGCGGATCGGTCGGAAGAGAATCACCGATCCCTCTCGGAAGATGCGGGCGCTGCTGAGGTAGCTGGGGCACACATATTCGGCGCTATGGGCGGTCACTTGCTGCCCCCCTTGAGCCGGTCGGCGGGGGACTGCCGCTTGCGGTAGCTCTCCGCCGCCCGGGCGTCGGCCGCGCTGGCGGCGTAGCGGGACAGCATCGAGCGGGAGCTCCAGCCGGTGAGGCGCATCAGGTCCGTCTCGTGCCCGCCCTCCGCCAGCCACTGGTGGGCGAAGGTGTGGCGGAACTGGTGCGGATGGACGTGGGCGACCCCGGCGGCCTTGGCCCGGCGCTCCAGTACGTCGCCGAACCCGGAGCGGGTCATCGGGCCGCGCTTGCCCAGCCACAGCCGGTCCGAGCCGGCGTAGGGGTGGCGATCCCGGGCCCGGAGGTAGCGGTCGAGGACCCTGGCGGTGGTGCTGCCGTAGAAGACGGTGCGGGGCTTGCGGCCCTTGCCCATGACCCGGGCGGCGCCGTCCACCACGTCATCGACGGTGAGGTTCGTCAGCTCCGAGACTCGTCCGCCGGTGTCGAGCAGCATCATGATGATGGCGGCGTCGCGGCGATCCTCGAAGCTGTTCGTCTTGCACGTCTTGAGCATGGCGGCGATGTCCTCGTCGGAGATGACCGGCACCTCCGGGGCGGGCGCCGGGGGAGCGGACATGCCGTCCATCGGGTGCCAGCGAATCTCTTCGTCTTCGAGCAGGAAGTTGAAGAACGTCTTGATGGCGTAGAACTTCGTGTTCGCCGTGGACGACTTCTGCTGCTCCAGCACGCTGGCGATGAACTCGCGCAGGTGGGTCTTCTGCACCTCGGCCACGCCGGTGGGGAAGCTTTGCGCCACGAGGAACTCGTGGAGCTGGCGCACGGCCACGACGTACTTGTCGATGGTGCCCTGGACGATCCCTTCGGACCGCAGGTAACGGACGTACGACGGGATGAACGCCGCCAGGTCGCTGGCGGGTACGGCGGGTACGGCGCGCAAGGGCTGCGTCACATGGGCTCCTCTGGTAGGTGCTGCTATCTGCACCTCATTGTAAACCCGGTTGTGTTGTAACGGCAGGGGGACGAACCGCCCAAAGTGGGGCCTACCTGCGGTGATGCAAGTGATCCACTTTCGGGGCGAACGAGCGATAGGCTTCGCGTGCTAAAGTGTTCGACGGAACAAAAGCGCAGGTCAGAGGCTGTTTTTGCGCGGACGTGGCTCAGCTGGTAGAGCACAACCTTGCCAACGCTGCAGGGCTGAACGATAAGGTTCGATGCTCCCGAGCAGGTCCGACGCCAGGCGAGCTGAGCGGTCCTCGTCCACTTTCGGGGCGAATCACTGCGAAGATTCCGTGGAGGTGCAGGTACCCGCACCTCCAGCGGCGTATCTTCCGGCGTACCCCCGATCTAAGGAGCCACGCTTGAAGAAGACACTCGGCGCGGTGATCGCCGCCGCCACCATCGCGACCCTGGCTGTGCCCGCCGGGGCCGCCGTCCCGAAGAAGAAGGCGACTACTACGTTGGCCTGCCCCGGTGAGTCTGGCAAGGTCGCGCGCATCTGGACCAGCCACCACCGCGGCAACCTCACCAAGTTCGCCGTCGACAACCCCTGCTCGCAGTACCTGGTGTTCCACGGCGCCCAGACCTATGCCAGCGGCGACTCCCGCAGCGCGATGGCCGTCGTCCCCGGCGCGCACTTCAACTGGGGCAAGAAGCGGATCGCCATGTACTCCACGGCGATCGTCACGATTCAGCCGGCGTTCAAGGACATGTCCGATTGGGAGTGCATGGGCCCGACTACGGTCATGGTCGTTGAGCGGTACAACGTCGTGCGCCCGGCGCAGGACGAGAACGGGGACGGCTGCTGATGGTCCGTCGAATCGTGAAGGTCGGGGCACTCGGCGTCTTCGCCTTGCTCGTGACCGTCATCACCCTGGCGTGGTTCAACGTCATCCCGGTGATGGAGATGTGCACCGCCAGGGACACGGCGGACGGTGTGGAGCAGTGCCACCCCGTCTACTGGCGGCGGTAACCCGAGACAGCGAAAAGCCCCCGGCCCAATCGGACCGGGGGCTCTTTCGTTTCTGCTAGTTGACTACTGCCCCGGGACCGGTTGCCTGGTAGCAACCGTTCGGGGTGTCGTCCATGATGTCGCCAACGTCACCAAGGTCGTTGTCGAACTTGAATCCGCCGACGAGCGGAATCTTGCCGGGGACCTTCCCTTCGATGCGGGGGTCCAGCTCCCTCGACCGGGCGCCGAGGAACGTGAAGTCCACGTCAAGGTTGATGCCGAAGCCGCCCTTGTTGTAGACCTCCCACCGCAGCGTGTTGTGCGAGTACTGGAAGCCTGCGTCCGGGTCGGGGTCCGGGTGATCGTCGTCGGTCCGGCAGAGGTACCAGTGCCCGTTGTTCGGGAGGGTCTGGCTCATGCCCTGGCCCTCGTTGCCGTTCGGGCCGCCGATACCCCACACGCCGATGGTGATGGGGCAGTTCCCGGCGTTGGAGGTCGGGCACCGAACCATCGCTTCAGCGGTGTACTTCTTGAGGCCGGCTGCGCCGCCGGGGTAGGTCACGTCCTGCTGGATCGAGACTTCCCCGTTGCCGTTGCCGCTGTTGAACTGGACGAAGCAGCTCTCGTCGTAACCGGTGCCGTTGCAGTACTTGACTCGGTTGACCGGCGAGCCCCACTGGTGCCAGAAGGTGTAGCCGTTGAGGTCCGGCGACTCCGCCATGCCCTGGTTCACGAGCCAGTCCGCAACGACGTGCTGGACGGTGCTGCTACCAGTTGCGAGGATGTTCTGCTCCTGGAACACGTACGTGTACTCGTAGTCGTTGTTCACGCACCACGACGCCTGGTACCGAGACTCCCGGCCCCAGATGGCGTTGTTCCAGTTGTCCAGCTCCGTGGGGTTCCACTTGCAGTCGGCGTTGTCGTGCGGAAGCATCGGCAGACGGATGTCGTACATCGTGCCGACCTGCGCCTTCAACGTGACTGAGTAGTTCGAGGTGCAGCTCGTCTGGCAGTACGTGCCGAACTCGACCCAGTACTCGGTGTTGTTCGAGAGCGCCGAGACGTTGCCGACGCCGAAGCCGACCGAGATTTTGCCGTCGCTGCCGCAGTCGTCGTTGGCGAAGTAGTTCCACGGCGTCACGTTCTTGCTCTCGAAGAACATGTTGTCCTCGTGAGGAAGTGCCGCCGCCGGGATGTTCGTCGCCCACAGACCAGGCTCGTAACCGCGGTCACCAGGAGCGGAGTTCCAGTCGTAGCCCCACGGAGACTGCCCGTTGACGCAAGGGATGTCCGCTGCGATCTCCAGGGTCTGCATGTAGTTGTCCGACTGAATCTGGTGGTGCGTCTGGTGGTACTGGAACGTCATCTTGAACTTGTTCACGGGGTTGCTGTTGTACGTCGTACGCCATGCGGCGAAGCCAACGTCCCGAGGCGCCCAGCCGCTGGCGCCGTGGCGCTTACGCTGCTCGGCCCGGGCCTTCTCGCTGTACGGCGTTTCGACCTTGCTCAGAGCTGCCCGGTAGACCGAGAGGTCCGGCACCGGGGTACGCAGCTCGTAGTCGTAGCTCGCTGCCGTGCTGCGGTAGAGCGGGCTGGCGATGAGAATCTTGTACCAGTCGAACCCGCGGTTGTCCACGTCGCCACCGGCAGTGGTGTCGATGAAGCGCCAGTCGTGCGACTGGAACTCGTGGAAGTACGCGTAGCCGAGGAGGTACTGGTTCGCTTCAAGGTCGAACTTCAGGTAGTCGAACATCTGCTTGAACCAGTCCTGACGACTGAAGACAGTGCTCGATCCGTTGCACTTGAAGGCCGTGTCGCCACTGCCGTTGCAGCCGGGGTGCGAGCCCAGCTCGGCGATGATCGCCGGCTTGGACAGCGCCGCCGCCAGGTCGAGGAACTCGTTGTTCGCACTGCTCGACGGGTCGTCGATCAGCGTCTCGAACGACTTCCACTCGTGGTTGCTGCTGGAGCAGGTGCCTGTGGACTTGCGGAAGCAGCCCCAGTTGAACACGTCGCCGCCGAGCACGTCGAAGTCGTCCGAGTTGGGACGCATCACGTCGTCGTCACCGACCACCGCACCCGGGGTCATGTTCGAGTTCACGCCGATGTAGGTGATGAGCACCTTCTTGCAGGGGTGCCCGTACACGCCGCCGGTGGTGCCACCGGTGCTGGTGCAGGCAACCTGCTGGCGGAGCCGCATCTGGTGGTAAAGGTCCTTGAACTCCGCCGAGGTACCGAGGCAGGGGTCGTGGCTGGCGTCGCTGCCGGACGGGCTGGTCGTGGACCCGCACTTCCGGTTCGCTGAGCCGTTGTCCCAGCCCTTGCTCGTGTCACTGGCGTTGTCGTGGGGCTCGTGGCTGACGGCGTAGAACATCATCGCCGGTCCGTTGGTCTGGTTCGCCGAACTCTGAAGCGACCTGATCTGGCTGTCGATCATGGACGTGTCAGCGGCGGCCCGCTTCCAGGGGGAGTCGCTGCCGCTCCAGGCCGGGGGCTTGGCCGACCAAATGACGGACTTGCCCTCGCTGGCCCAGGTGGCGACCCGGCTGCTCGGGGGGTTCCAGTCCGACTTGTAGTCGCGGACCAGGCTCATGTTCTTCGCCAGGCCGGTGCTGGTGTTCGCCTGCTCCTGCGTCAGCTCGCTGGTGCTGTTGCCGTCCGGGTGCGCGCCCCAGAGGTAGCCCTGGCCGACGTAGAAGTACCCACGGCCGTAGTGGTAGGTGTTGCCCTCGCCGAGGCTGGTGCAGGGATCGGGGGTGCACTCGTTCTGGGTCCGGAGTTCGAGAATCATCTCGTACCAGCCCGGGGCGAGCGCGGCGTCAGCGGCGCCGTCGAACGGCTCCGCGTCCATCTGGACGGTGATGGTCGGCGACTGCTGCTGGTGCCAGCCACCGGGGTTGTTCATCACGTACGAGCCGGGGAGCACGGTGCCGTTCTCGTTCCGAATCTTGAACGTGACGCTGGTGTAGTAGTCGGCGTGGCTCGTGGACGTACCGGCCCAGCCTTCGTTCACCTCGATACAGAAGTTGCCGGTGCCTCCGGAGACGAACGTTGTCTGGAGGGCACCACCGAGGTCAGCAGCTTCGTTGGCCTGGTTGGCCATGTTCGTGCCGCTGTCACAGGCGGAGTGCTGCTGCGGGTGAACGATGGCGAACGACTTCCAGTAGTCGCCCGACACGTCGAACCGCATGTCCACTTTGGTGAGGCCGAATCCGTTGAACTCGTTCCACCACTCGTGTTCGGCGGGCGGGTCCGCCGAGGCGATAGGGGCGTTAGCGACCACGCCCGTCAGGGTCGGGAGGAGCGCCGTCACGGCTAAGAGCGCGCGACGCCAACATCGTCTCATTCTCAAGGGCTTGTGTCCTTTGTTCAGCGCCGCCGAGCGGCGGCGGATCGGGACGCCAGGCGCAGCATGTGCGCCCGCATCAGGAGGTCAGCACGGCGCTGACGCTCCGCTTCGGGCAGGACGCCGTCTGGGTCGGCCTCCCGCTCGAACTTGGCCCGGAGCCCCTTGCGGGCTCGGGCTGCAACGGCGCCGCCGTAGCGGGCCTGCACGGTCAGTCCGCCCATCCGGCGGCCCAGCTCACGTGACACTGGCGTAGCACTCTGTGCAGATGGCGAAGCCGAGGACGGTGTGCTCGCCGTCCCACGGTCGCGTGCAGGGTCGGTCGTGCAGCTCGCTGCGCAGCACGACGCACTGGCGCACCGGCGGCTGGAACGACGGCTCGGGGTCGAAGCCGGTCGAGTACTGCACCGTGCCCTCGGGCTCGTTCCAGTCCTCGGGGTGGCAGACCCAACACCGCCGGGGCACCTTCGGCGAGAACCACGACATGCCGAGGTGCACCTCGCACTGCTGCGGTAGGGGCGACGCCAGCGGGGACCCGAACGGGAACACTCAGCGGTCCTTCTTGGCGACGTGCACCGTCAGCCACGCAATGCCGATGAACGCCTCGGCACGGTTGCGGCGCAGGATCGCCGTGATGGTGTCTTGCCTGGCGAGCTTCGCCGCCACGTCGATGGCGACGACGGCGCCCACCAGGGCGAGCAGCGCCATCAGCGGAGCGGCCTCAACGCCAGGACGCTGAGCGGACCGAACTCAATCTGCAATCCCCACGTGTGGTAGCGCTCCGCGCGGACTTGCCAGTTGAGCGGGTTCAGCGTGAACGTGATCTGCAAGTCGTACGCTTCGAGTCGACGCATCACTCGCCGCCCTTCTGCCGGAAGTTGGTCAGTACCTCCTGCTCCTCCAGGAGCCCGTCGATCTCGTCGAGAAGGTCGTCGATGTCGGACGTGTCAGCGGCCGGCTTCGACTGTGCGGACTGGACAGCCGCGTCGTCGGCCGCCAGTTGGTCGAGGGACTCCTTCGTCTCCTGCGGCTTGGGCTTCTGAATCCGCTCAGCCACGGCTCAGCTCCTGCAGCTTCGCCAGGGCGGCAGCCCCAGCAGCGACGGCGGCGGCCTTGAGGACCGACACGTCGAGGTAGCCGGTGCCAGCGGCGACCAGTACGGCCAGTCCGGCCTGGACGGCTGTACGGACTACGGGGGACGCGTAAGCCATACCGATGAGGGACTTGAGCTTGCTCATTGATCAGTCTCCGTTTCTTCGGCGATGTCGCCGTAGTGGGGCAGGTTTTCCTCGGCGTAGTCGAGGGCGGCACGCAGCAGCTCGGGCAGTTCGAGCCAGGAGAACTCGCTGGCGTCGACCTCGACCCGGTTCTCGTCGTCGTAGTACCAGACGATCAGGAGCCGGCGGTTCGGACTGGGCAACTCGTCGCTCATCGCAGCTCCTTGATCAGCGCGTCGAGTTCGGTGAATACGCCAGTGGCGAAGCGGTACATCACGTCGAACCGCTCGGGCTCGCCGTCGAGGAGGACGTAGCCCCGCTTGCCCTGGCCGAGCATCCAGCCCAGCTCCAGGTGGGCGGACTTGCCCGCCGGGGCGACGAGCACAGCGGCGTAGGACTGGGACAGGTGGAACCGGTCGAAGTCGAACACGTTGCGGGCGTGCGCGCCGTCGAGCGCCTCGGTGTAGCTGCGCCCGCGCTGCTGCTCGTAGCGCTGCCACGCGTCGTCAGCGTCGGGCCCGGCGGCGTGCCAGTCATCGAACACTTCGAGGCCGGCGCCCCGCATCTCGTCGGCGACGTACGGGATGCGGGGGTTGCGGAGGGAGCCGATCAGGTAGATCACGGCCTGTCCACCTTCGAGTCGGGGCTTTGACGGAACGCCTCATCCTCGGGACTGTCGAGGTCGGGGTCGCAGACGGGACACGTCCCGAACGTTCCTAGGCAGCCACACTCGGGGAACTCGGGATGACACATGCCCACTCGTGCCCACCAACTCGCGCTCAACCGAGCACCGCCGTCTGGACCTTCACGCCACGGAGGCGCGAGCTGCTACGGAACCACGAGCCGCAGTTGCCGCAGGAGTAGCGGGCGAACACGGACAGGGCGGTCTGGTACTCGCCGTCCCGGCGCAGGTCGTCCGAGCCGCAGTTGGGGCAGGCCCCGTCACCGTCGTAGAGGTGGCGGTGCGGCGGGTTCGGCAGCCACGGCAGCAGGCGCTCGTAGCACTCTTCGAGGAGCGCGGTGTCACGGACGTTGTACTTCTCCATCCGCCCCTGGGCGGCGGCGTCGCCCTCCTGCACCTTGCGCCAGAGCATGGCGCCCTCGTGCTTGATCTTGCCTTCGAGGCCGCAGGCGCGGCTGATGAACTCCAGCTTGTTGCTGTCGAACTTGAAGCGCTTGCTCACCGCCAGTTTGAGGTCGACCTGCTTGTACGGCGACGGCGGCGTCAGCCCGGCGAGGAAGAACTCCCGGTTCAGGTGCGGCACGTCGAACCGGCTGCCGTAGTAGTGCACCACCACGTCGGCCTCGTTGAGCAGGTCGTGCGCCAGGGCGATCATCATGTCCCGGCCCTGCCGCCACTCCGAGGCGAAGATGACTTCCTTCTCGCCGAGCCACTTGGCGGCGAAGCAGAGCATCCGAGTCGGCTCGACGGTCAGCTCGGGGTTGATGTTCACGCCCCACTGGCCGAAGTGGTAGCTGAGTTGGAGGCTCGTCTCGATGTCGATGAGCAGCACCCGCGGCCCGCCGGGGCGGATCACGGACTGGCGCTTGTCCTTGCGACGGCAGGTGCGGCAGCGCGACTTACCCCGCTCGGCGGTGCGCTCGCAACCGTCGTACTTGCATTGCTTCGTCATGTGTCTCCTCAGTTGGACCGGTTGCGTCTGGCTCGCGCCTCACGCGCCAAGTACGTCTCCATGCGGGCGGTGCGCTCCTCGGTGCGAGCGGCCCTCTCTTCGATGCCGGTCAAGCGCTCGCCGTGGCGGGCCTGCTCGGCCTTGATCTCCTTCAGCTCCGCAGCGATCGGCCCTTTGCCGTTGGTGCGGCGCCTCATGTCGGCCCACTGGGCCAGTGCTGCGATGGTGGGTCCTGCTGCGGCGATCGCAGCTACGACTACGGGCTCCATCTCACGAGGCGGGGTAGTTGTAGCGACGGCCGGCGTTGTCGATCACGACGTAGCCACCCTCGTGCGGTTCCAGGCGGGCGGCCTTCTGGCCGGGGATGTTCCAGTACTCGGGGTGCCGGTTCGGCGCGTCGTAGTCGGGACAGCCGAAGGCGTAGATGGCACCGCCGTCCGTCAGCACCCACACCCCGCCACCGGGGGCAACGAGGTGGGCGACGACGGCGCCGACGATCGGGAAGGGCGGGTCGTACATGGGGCGCACCTCCTTGGGGGCGGACTCGTACCGGAACCCTCGGTTCACGGCCAGGTGGATGTGGTTGCGGTGCGCCGCCAGGACGGGAGCGCTGTAGCTGTACGGCTTGCCGTTGCGGAGGTTCGGGCCCTCGGCGTAGATCAGCTCGGCGCAGGCCGGGCCGATCCGCTTCGCCACCTCGGACGCGATCCGCTTGAGCCCCGGGGTCAGGGCGCTGGGACCGGACAGCTCGGCGAGGTCGATTGCCAGGCCGGTGCCGCCAGTCCCAGCGGCGTAGTGGAAGCTCGTAGCCGAATGCCGCCCGCCGGTAGTGCTAGTCACCCTGGCGCCGATGTCGGCGGCAAGGCGTCGAAGGGCAGCAACTTCCAGGGACTCGGCCATAGTCCCATTGTAACGGACAACCGGACTGAGCGGACTAGACGCCGGTCATCAGGCTCCGTCTCGCTCGGCGTCTTCTTGTGCCCACCTGTCCCGCTCGTCGCCGTAGAGGGGGTCGTACCGGGCCTGCTGCACCCGCTCCTCGGACACCTCGACCCGCCTCTCCAGCGCCCAATCCACAATGTCCTGCACGTCTTCGGAGAGCGGCGTATCGGGCGGCAGCTTGTCGGCCAGGTGGGCGATGGCCCTGCAAAGTTGCTCCTGGCTAGGCATCGGCCCGGG